TAAATTTTTCCTAATTTTTTTTAAATTTTTTTTAAATTTTTTTTAAATTTTTTTTAAATTTTTTTTAAATTTTTTTTAAATTTTTTTTAAATTTTTTTTCAATTTTTTTTAAATTTTTTTTAAATTTTTTTTAAATTTTTTTTAAATTTTGTCTTGAAACCATTACTATTCATCAAGTAAAGGTGTTGTCAAAATGGAATTTAGTGGAATAGGGAGACGTCTTGGTGATAATACTGAAAGTCCGGTTGTAAATCCTAACTACATAAATGCCGATGATTCAAGTGATATATATTCGAACAATAATGATCACAAAAGGCAAAAATGTACTGAAGGTTCGGATTGCTTTTTGATATCTTATAAAACTTATTCGTATTCGTATATATCATCTTTAAATATAATAAAATCAATTCATTAACAGAAACCTACTGTAAAAGACGTATTGAAATTATAGATTTAACGAATGAACCGGAATTTATACCACCTGCGAATTACAGTAAATACATAGATTTAACAAGTTCAGACCTTGATAATTCAGATACCGAGGATTCAGATACCGAGGATTCAGATACCGAGGATTCAGATACCGAGGATTCAGATACCGGGGATTCAGATACCGAGGATTCAGATACAGATGCCAAGGAAAATAATTTGAATATAATAGATATATTGAGGAACTGAAAGTGATTTTATTATTGTTTGTGATTGTGATAAATGTCAATTCATTCTGCTATTACATAGTTTTCGACATATTATTTTAGAACGTTCTCCAGATATCGTATATATATTTTTTGATTGTTTATTATTATAAATCATATTTTTTAAAAAATTGATTCATATTTTCTTGAATTTTATATGAAAATAATCACAATTTAATACAATGACAAAACAATCTGAAAAAACGTGTCCAGTTTTAGGAGATAATACTTTAATTCTTCGTCGGAGTCCAAGATTCTTAAGCTCTACTCTCCAGATGGGTGACTTATTTTCAACACCTCAACTAGATATACCACCGACGGATAAATCACGTCCGGTAGCAGGATGTAAGACATTAAAGAAAAAGAGTCTACCAAAGATTATTAACTATTCCATACACAAGATACTAACAAATGATATGCAAGAATATATTGACATTATAAAAGTATTTGAAAAGTTCAATAATAATATTAGTGTATTGAAAAGAATGAATCGTCCATATGAATCTATAATGCCACTAAGTAATAGACCATTTAGATTTGAAATAATGCTTCGTAAATTATTCTACATTTCGGAAATGATAATTCAAAAAATAAAAATAGATAGAATCGATAACATTACACCGTTTAGTGGTTTGTTGGAACAACACGGATTAAAATCGAGATTATTATCTATAATGGATTTAACAAGGGATGAATTTTACAAATCTAGACATGTTCGTTTTTGATGACAAATAGAGTATAGATAAATAGAGTATATTGAGTGAATATGAATGTTTTTTTTTCTATATATCATATCTTTATATCATAATTCATAAAATTGATTTGGATATTAAAATTTAAGTATTTGACACAATTAATAACAATGGAAAAAATAATTAACAAAAGAGTAGAAGAATATTCCAACAGTTTTATACAAAAAATGAAAGAAAAAATAAATTCACTCAACATTTACGAAACAGATAAGATAAACAAATTTATTGACTTTATTGACAATTACAATTCTCTTGTTTTTGAAAAGGGAGATTTAATAAAACCAAAGCGTGTTAAAGTCGAAATAGATACAACTATCAGATGTACCGCAAAAAGAATAAATGGTGAGCAATGTACTCGTCGTAAAAAACAAGATTGTGATTATTGTGGTACTCATCATAAGGCATTACCGTTTGGAATATTTGACGGCGACACGAAGAGTGGTGATATCACTTTAAATGTAAATATATTCACTAAAGAAATTCAAGGAATTGTTTATCATATAGACAAAAAATTAAATATTTATAATACAGAAGACATCTTAGGAGAAAGATTTAATCCACAAATTATTGGAAAAGCATTTGAATCAAACAATGTCTATACAATTCAGCTATATTGAAATTGGAATTATAGCACTTTTGACAACATTTGTCTTACGTACAATACATTCAGTGACTTTGTCTTCACGGTTTTCTAAAATAAAAGAATTAATTTTTTCAGCTTTATCAATATCACCATCAAAAAAAGATTCTAATAATACAAGTAAATTCTTTTTATTAATAGCTTTTTTGGCACTTTTTTTCTTATATATAATTTGCCCATCATTAATATCAAATACATCTATTGAATTATTTTTCATAATATCCATTAATCGAGAAGTATTTTCCTTTTTTTCTTTTTTTTTTAAAGCCTGGATTTTATTCAATTCCCGAATGTCGTTATCTATTTTGACCCATTCTTTTATTATATTAATCAATTGGTCTTTATCCATGTATATCATATAGAAGTTGTTTAATTTCTATATCTTTTATTTCAGTATTCAAATAAAATAAAATCTTTATTTGAGTCTATTTCACGAAAATTAAAATTATTAATTTTCATGAGTGATGGTAATGCCTGTTCCCTCGTATAAACTCTATACAATCGAGAATTAGAATTATAATTATCTTTTTTCTGACTAATTCTAATATTTGTAAATATTTCATAATTTCTCACTTTTACTATTATGTCATCCGGAAAACAATCGTTTCTATTTTTTTCTGCAAAATAATTGAGAACATACTCTATTTTTATTACTGTTTCATCACACCATTCACACCATTCACACTGTTGATATTTTTGTATCAATCTTTTCCATGAGTATTTACGAATGTCATGTATAACTGAATTGGTAAATATATCTCTATACGTATTATCATATTCATAAATATGTCTAACAATATCACTCGGAAGATTTTTCAATAAAGAAGTCATTTTCTTTGAATTATGATGAAATACTAATTTCCAAACAGTAACTTCAATTTTTTCATTTTATCAAGAAATAATACCAAGAAATAATACCAAGAAATAGTATAGAGACACACTACTATAATTATCATGTCATCTGAAAATCATTGTAGTATTATCTCATCAAAAGGTATATTGAAAAGTTGTGATATATCAAGGTTCGATAATAATGTATTTGATTATCATAAGGATGGAACGGTTATTTATATTTCTAATAGAGAAGTCAGAAATTTTATGCTTAATGTACACCTAATGAAATATAGATTCATTATTGTATCAGGTGATTCAGATGAGACCATACCAACTAGTGTCATGGATGATAATGAGTTTATAAAATTCATGAATAACGATAATCTCATTCACTGGTTTTCACAAAACTGTGTTTCTAACCATCGAAAGATAACAAAAATTCCGATAGGGATGGATTACCATTCCATAACCGAAGGGAAGATTGAGTGGGGTAAAAATATATCACCAATAGATCAAGAAAATGAACTTAATAAAATAGTAAAACTTGCTCTTCCTTTCCAAGAGAGAAAGATTGAATGTTTTTCTAATTTCCATTTCTCAATTCATCTTTATTCTCCCCTTGGGTATCTAAGAAGTCAGGTCATAGCAGAAGTTCCCAATGAATTAGTGTATTATGTTCCGAAGTACTCGGAACGATTAGTTTCATGGCAAAAACAATTAGAATATGCGTTTGTATTATCTCCTTGTGGCAATGGAATTGACTGCCATAGAACATGGGAAGCACTTGCGTTAGGATGTATTCCTATTGTAAAAAAATCATTGATGGATGATATTTACAATGACCTTCCTGTTCTTATTGTCGACAATTGGAGTGATATTACAAAAGAGCTCTTAAAAAAAACAATTTATGAATTCAAAAATAAAGTGTTTTTAATGAAAAAAATGACGTTAAAGTATTGGATAGATAATATCAATACGGTCTATTAAAATATATTATTCCCATTTATTTCCAGAAGCTTGATCATAAACATATGAAGCTACATCATTAATCTCTTCTTCTTCTAATCTAGCACCGAATGCAGGCATAGAATTTTTCCCATTTGTCACTTGATAAATAATAGAATTAATATTAAGTCCTCCTGATAAATATTCTTCTAAAGCTTCTTTTCTCAAAGTTTTTTCATTTTGAATAATATTATTACCTCCAGCATGACATGCCGCACAATTACCAGCAAATACTTGTTCCCCATTTTCTAAATCAGCTGCAAATGATGCAAATGGATTTAAAGTGACGACTGAAATTATTGTGGTAGTAGCAATTTTGGTAAATAGTTTTGATTTAATTACGTGCCAATTTGAGATAAATGAAAAAGCAGAGGTTGTTATAATTGCAAATAATATATAATTGAACATTTGTACTATAATCACTATACATATAAAAATATAAGAATAAAGTTCGGTATTAGAAAAATTAATAAATATTCTTCTTACGCTGAGCGCCCAATATGTCTACTATTTTATCCCAATGTATTTGTGATAATTAATTTAACAGTTTTTCCAGTAACATCAATTACAAAATAGATTAGAACAATAAACTGTAATATGATATAATATGTAATATATAGTATATAATATATAGAATGTTTATGAATCTATCTCAAAAAAATAATTTAGCAACAACTGCTCCTCCAAATATAGTGATGAATTTTTATAGAAATAGGTCAAATATTCCGAGAATTCAACCTCCAACAATTCCTGTAATACAAGATCCAGTTGAAGCAAATAGAATGCTTTGGGGTCCTCCTATATGGTTTATGTTACACACCGTAGCCCATAAAGTGTTTGATGAAAACTTCCAAGAAATACGTGTTGAATTATTGAATATCATATATGTTATAGTTACCAATCTTCCATGTCCAATATGTAGCGATCACGCAAAAGAACATTTAAAATCCATCAATTTTAACACCATTCAAACAAAAGAAGATTTGAAATATTTTTTATTTGATTTCCATAATCTAGTAAATACAAGAAAAAAATATCCACTCTTTACTTACGATGAATTAAATACCAAATATTCTACGGCAATAACCAAAAACATTTTACAAAATTTTATGGTACAATTTACCAAGAAATCTGGTAATATACGATTAATATCAGAAGATTTATTTAGAAAACGAATGACTTCTAATATTATGACTTTTTTTGAAAAAAATATCAATTATTTTTTACCATAAAACGTTGTTCTATATAATTAATGGGTCATATGGGTTTACAATCAAGCTATTAACTTTGAATTGTATTCCATAATAATAGTACCCATCACTGTACCGTTTTTTTTGTAGTCCCAATTTCTTTAGATAGGTAGATATTCGTTTGCGCATATTGACTTCGTCACTCACCAGATTATTTCTATTTTTTTTTATGCAGGTGAATAATCTTTGATAAATTTTTGACGCTTTTACTTTATTTTCAATAGAGTGGTCAATGATAAAAGTATTCTGAATAAATTGTGTAATCCGAATTTCTTCATCTTCAAATATACTTTTTTCATTGTCAGTATTATTACCAAAGAGTGAAATATATTTCTCAATCATTAGTAAATTCTTATTAATTATATCTGGTGTTTGACACGGTTTGTCGCCAAAAAAAATGTTAATTTGTTCAAATATAGTCTTATTTTTTGTACGGTAGGAGAATAGTTTGATAAAGCCGTACTCTTGAAATTCTGTAAGAATAATTTCTTCATTGCATGTCAAATCTTTAGTGAGAATAAAAGTAGAATAATCGTAATAATTTAAAATCACATGCGAAACAAATACTGTATCATATATAGATGTATATCGATTTAAATCGTGACTATATGAAGGGATAGGTTCAATTTCTTGTTTGAGATGTATATCAACTATAGGTATCTCAGGTCTATGAATAACTGCACATTGGCGACTAGAAGTTGTGAATGGAAGTGGTTTGCTAATGACTTTTTCAAGTTCTATTTCTGAAGTGAAAATAATCGGTTTAATTGGAAGTATATGATGACTCGCAATATCAAAAAACTCGACTTCTTGGTGATTCAAAAGCATCTCGGGTATAAAAATACCAAGTTTATCGATGTCAAATAAAGATTGTCTCTGGTCCTCAAAAGCTCTGAAATTTATTTCTTCTTTTTTATCCCTATGAAAAAATCCGTATCCTCCTCCCTTAACTTCAAAGCAATCTGAATAATGGTACGACGCCAAATGTGTTTGTAATACTAACTGATTGACATATATTTGAACGTATCCAATAATATTTTTTTCTGTATTTAAGATTTTTTGTACATAACCATTCATGAATTTTCCTTTGTCGAATATTTTTTTATTCAAGAAATTATAATTATAAATGCAGCTTACAAACCCTGTCAAATCATAGATTTGACTCGTAGTATCATAGGTAACTTGTAATACTTCAGTAGCAATATCCAGTAGAGGTTCGAAGTCATCTATTTTATTTGTATTTGATTTCAAGTGTGTTGGTTTATATTTGTTCTCTAAATGTTGAGTGTATGAAGTGTTTCTATCGCTACCCAATTTCATTGATAAACATTTTTCATTTCCAACGAATTGTATGTCCAAATGCTCAATATCAATTATTGTAATGCTTTTTGAATACCAAGATTTCAAGATGCTTAAATACTTATCATCCAACCGCTTGACTAATAAAGAAGCATCGTCTTCCATATTAATATAACTTAATTTCAATGTAGAATGTACGTACATTATGTATATACATATTAAAGGTTGTTGTTTGTATGATTTGAACGCATCCAATGATGGACATCTGACTATTCTTCTACCTTCAGTACCACACGTAGAGCTCTATTGTCTATTAGCTTTCTTGCATGAAAAATACGTCTTTGAAGGTCTAGAACAGACTTCAACGCCATCTTTTGATAAATACATTAAATTAGGGTTTTTCAACGATGTTATCATAATACCCCATAAAACACCAATAACACTACCAATGGCAATAGAAGTAATGATGAATATATGAGGTGGATCTTGTATACATTTATTCAAAGTCAACCACCATATCTCTAATATTATTAGTAATGGAAATATAATCATGGTTGGTATATTTTGTTGAAATGCGGTATTCAAATCACTTGAATTTGTTTTACCCAACATTCCTTTATTATCTTTCCGATTCCCTAAATTGAATATAAAAATTAGTAAATAAAAAAAGGTGTAACAATATACGGCTAAACTTAATGGTGTTTTAAATAGTAAATCTCCGTTTGCACCTAATGAAATAATACTACATTTACTATCTACTTCTTGTCTAGTTGCATTACCGATACTTCCATCCACAAGATATATCGCCGCTGTACAAAAAAGAAGTCCTGCTAAATATATTATTCCTTTTAGATTCCAATTCAATAGTGATTGTAATACAAAAAAACTAACAATAATAAAAGGCGCCATTCGAAACGCTAAATAAGAAACATTTGTAATGTCCATTTTTATATAATATTACTAGACTTAAATGTAACGGACATACGTAGTATGAAATGCTCATAGATTTAATATCTTTCGTTTTTCTTGGTTGTGTGAATGTTTCCTAAATAAAGTTCGTAGAATCAAATTTTCAATTTTTCATTATATCAGAATCTTACTTATCTTATCTACTTCGTCCAATTTATCTGTATCTAAACTAATCATTTTCAATATTTTATGATATACTTTCTCCTTTAGATCAGGACGACAATTTATTTCTGCACGTAATCTGCTATGATTTTTTACATATACATCATTCGCGTATAAATTATATGCCAAATATTCTAGTTTTTTGTCGTCTATTTTTTGTAAAGCATAATAGATTGGATTCTTGATTAAAACATTATCATCATCATCGGCGTGAATCTGTTGCATCCAATTTAATTCAGAACTCGTATTCCATTTGTCATCTTGTCTGATATGCACCAATTGTTGGTGTGGATCTTCTCCCACCAAACAATGCATCGGTCGTTTATTTACAGGCAACTGCTCCAAATTCCGTTGGATTATATTACAAGTCCCTTCCACATAACTCTCCAACATTAGTGTTGGACTTGCGAATTCAAACATTATCCTTTTGATGAATTCTTCGAAATTTATGGCTTCGCCACATTTTTCATTCAAAAATACACTCATATTAAATGTATTGTTTATTGTCGTACTATTATTATTTATAGTTTGTACTATTTGCTGATTCTCTTTCAAATCACTTGATAATTTATCCATACGACGATTCATTTGTTCAGTTGATTGTTTCATTTGATCACTCATGATATTCATCGCCCTAAGCATTTCTTGGTTCATATTTATATCTTCACCGCCTATTATAGATTGTGATTCATCAACCAATTCGATAAATTTACATACTTTATTATGTCTCCATAATCCTGATTTAGCCTTATATTTTCTATCACATTTATTACATCCGAATAACACAACAGGTATGTCTATTATATTGGAATTTTTTAGATGTTTTTTGGATTTAAAATGTTTTTGTAAATTACCATTCAATCTTGTATTAAAATTACATATTGAACAAGAAAATTTATTTTCAGTCATATTATTATAATAATCAATTAATTCTTTAAATAGTTTGAACCACAATCTCTAAAAAATAATCATATATATAGAGAATCTTTTCCAATGATAATATTATTTGAAATAATGTACTTCATTATTACAAATATCCGTTACAAAACTACAAATGAACTACAAATGAACTACACAAATGAACTACAAATGAATTACAAATGAACTACAAATGAATTACAAATGAACTACAAATGAACTACAAATGTTGCCGTCAGTAGAGTAATTAATGTTTTTAACAATTTAAAAACTTGCCGATAGATAAAATACATATAATGGGTATCTATAAACTACGCACCTGGATTGATGTCAATAATTTATCTTGGTATAATTTATCCAGAAATCCGAATGCGATTCATATTTTGGAGAAGAATTTAGATAAGGTTAATTGGGATTATCTATCCGGTAATCCAAATGCGATTCATATTTTGGAGAAGAATTTAGATAAGGTTAATTGGTATAAATTATCTTCAAATCCAAATGCGATTCATATTTTGGAGAAGAATCTGGATAAAGTATATTGGTCTAAATTATCCCGTAATACGAATGCGATACACATATTAGAAAATAATATGAATAAGGTGAGGTTGTTTGAATTATCTTCAAATCCTAACGCGACACATTTATTGGAGAAAAATCTAGATAAGGTAAAATGGTATAAATTATCTTCAAATCCTAACGCAATACATTTATTGGAGAAGAATCTGGATAAAGTAAATTGGTCTAAATTATCCTGTAATACGAATGCGATACACATATTAGAAAATAATATGAATAAGGTGAGGTGGTATGAATTATCTTCAAATCCTAACGCGATACATTTATTGGAGAAAAACTTGAATAAGATTGATTGGTATGCATTATCCTCAAATTCCAACGCAATACATTTATTGGAGAAGAATTTAGATAAGGTTCATTGGTATAGATTATCTTCAAATTCCAACGCAATACATTTATTGGAGAAGAATCTGGATAAGGTATCTTGGACAAGGTTATCCGAGAATCCGAACGCGATACATATCTTGGAGAAGAATCTAGATAAGGTACATTGGAGCACTTTAGCATTCAATCTTAATATTTCAGAGTTAAATCTCGCGTTTTTTAAGGAACGTATGGATATTATTCGTGAAGAGATGATGCAAAAAGTTTTTCATCCCGCCAAAGTTATACGGTTTTATTCAGAATTTGGGTATAATATTCTGGAAGACGAGAACATGGAAACGGACGAAGATTTGTAGAGATATTATTTATATCATTATTTTCAATGACGATTACTTTAAATTAAATATTATAGAAAAACTTTTCCAAGGATAACTTTATATTATTTTATTATTACAAATATCTGTATTTCAAACTACAGATAAACTACAAATGAACTACAATGAACTACAATGAACTACAAATGAACTACAAATGAACTACAAATGAACTACAAATGAACTACAATGAACTACAATTTACGATCTCTAAAAAAGAGTCATATAAATAATTATTATATGACTCTTTTTTAGAGATAATTTGATATAAAACATTAAACCTATTATAACAAATATCCTTATTTCAAATGAACTACAATGAACTACAATGAACTAAAATGAACTACAATGAACTACAAATGAACTACAAATGAACTACAATGAACTACAATGAACTACAATGAACTACAATGAACTACAAATGAACTACAATGAACTACAAATGAACTACAATGAACTACAATGAACTACAATGAACTACAATGAACTACAAATGAACTACAATCTTTAAAAAAGAGTCATATAAATAATTATTATGTAAGATCTTTTCCAATAATAATTTTATATAAAACATTGAACCTATTATAACAAATATCCTTATTTCAAAACAACAAATGAACAACAAATGAACAACAAATGAACTACAAATGAACTACAAATGAACTACAAATGAACTACAAATGAACTGCAAATGAACTGCAAATGAACTACAAATGAACTACAAATGAACTGCAAATGAACTACAAATGAACTACAAATGAACTACAAATGAACTACAAATGAACTACAAATGAACTACGAATGAACTACAAATGAACTACAAATGAACTACAAATGATCTACAAATGAACTACAATCTGTAAAAGTTTGTCTTAAAATAAAATATTTTAGAAAATATCGAACGTTTCACCGGATTTATGACACATGAACTACAAATGAAAATATCGAAGAAAATATGAAAATTAAGACTTTAAAAGATAATGAATATAGTAAAGTATAACAAAATGAAAGATTAAGACTTAAAAGAATAATGAATATAGTAAAGTATAACAAAATGAAAGATTAAGACTTAAAAAGATAATGAATATAGTAAGGTATAACAAAATGAAAATTATAAATATTTCAGAATCTACGAAAATAACCAGTTCTCCAAGTGAATTCAATGATATTCATATATTTACTCAATTTTTCATACATTCTAATACAAATAGACAACAAGAATTAAATGAATGTCTCTTAAAAAATTTCTATAATCCTTCAATATCAAAAATACATCTTTTAACAGAACGAAATTATTCATACCAAGAAATGGGATTTTCAGACGATGCCATTAAAAACGATAGCGATAAAATAAATGATAAAATCCTTCAAACAAATATCGGGAAACGATTGAAGTTTCAGCATGTCTTTCACTATATTCGTGTCAATGAAATCAAAGGATTTCTTGTCTTGGTAAATTCTGATATATTTTTTGATTCAAGTATAGAAAAATTAATATCATCTACCATCCATGAAGAGAAGAAAATGTTTGCTCTTCTGAGATATGAATATTGCCAACATAATCAAGAAGAGTCTAAATTATTTGGTCCGAGATTTGATTCACAGGATACCTGGATTTTTCATTCAAATACAATAATGAAAGAAAATCAAGAGAAAATATTTAATTTTGAATTTGGAAAACCTGGATGTGATAATAAAATAGTTTATTTAATGAACATTCTCGGTTATAAAGTAATAAATGACCCAATATTCATAAAAACATTTCATAATCATGCCTCTCTAATTCGTAATTATTCTAATAGTGATGTCGTGAAACAACCGTGGGGGGTGAGTGTGCCATATGGAGTTGAACCTACAACAATTCCAAAATCTCTTGGTATAGATTTAAAAGATGTTATGAAACAAAATTTATGGTTTGAAGATAATATAGTGTTGGGGGAATACATTCATGATAATTTACAGAAAGGGATTCCATTTATTATACCTCGAATTGCAGGAATAGAAAACAATTTTGCAGTTTTTGCAAAAATACGTAATGAGCAAAATAAACGAGATATAGATAATTATTTCCAACAAGTTAATGTGGCAATGAAAAACAATGCCGGAATTAAACTATCGAACTCTACTTCAATAGAAAAATATTCTAAATTATATTTGGAAGCTTTTGATAATTGTCAAATATATTTTGGATGGGATGTCCAAGGGAATTGTATAAATCATATAAGTCATTCTCATGAATATATGAAACATAACTACACAAACAAAAAAATGCTATGGGCAATATCTTTAGATGTTTTTGATAATATTCATTCAAATCCGTGGACTCAATCTCTAAGAGGTAAACGAATTCTTATTGTCAGTTCCTTTATCGAATCCATAAAAAAACAAATACTGGTTAAAGATAAATTATTTGATGGGATTGATCTTTTTCCCGATTGTACATTTGTTTTTATCAAACCACCGACTACTAATGGGGGTATGGTTTCCGAAGAATTTGACAAAGAACTGGATAAATTTTATATTGAACTTGATAAAATGAAAGATGATTATGATGTTGCTCTATTAAGTTGTGGAGGTTACGGAAATATCATTTCAAATCATATTTTTAAAAATCATAATAAAAGTGCCATATATGTTGGTTGTGTTCTACAAATGTTTTTTGGGATATATGGTAACAGGTGGCTTGTAGAACGGGGCGATATAATGCGATTATATCTCAATAAATATTGGGTAAGACCATGTAATTCAGAGAAACCACAAGGACATGAGAAAATTGAAAAAAGTTGTTATTGGTAGTAAATGATATAAATATAAACATCTAAATATAACATTATCAATGAGAAAATGTTATATTGGTGGATGTGTGAGAAATTGCGCACCCTTTTTGAACAAGGTTTTTATGAACATTATAGAAATAGGTCAAGTGTTTGATGAGTACAAAATAGTTATTGCCTATGATAAATCGAATGATGGTTCATTAGATATATTACTAAAGATGAAAGAAAAATACCGTGATATTAATATCGAAATCTTTACAAATGAAAATCAATTAACGAATTCAAGAACATTGAATATTTCCAAGGCGAGAAATCAAATATTACAATATATTGCAAATGACAATAATGATTCCTATGACTATTTTATAATGATGGATATGGATGATGTATGTCAGAATTTGATTATTCAACCCAATATTTTGGAGAATTATTTGATAAAGAACAAGGATTGGGATGCAATCTCCTTCAATAGAGATGACTATTATGATATATGGGCATTAGCGATAGATCCTTATTTATTCAGCTGTTGGCATTTTGGAAATACAATAGAATCAAGACGTGATTCCGTAAAAATTATAAGAAAACATATTCAAGACTTACTAAGTAATTTAGGAAAAGACGAGCTATTAACTTGTCATTCAGCATTTAATGGTTTTGCCTTATATAAGAAAGATAAGTTCATTAATTGTAATTATGATGGATATATTGTTAACAGTATGAACTTATTAGGAAGTCGTTCCATACATATTCAAGAAGAAGCATATAACAAACCTTTTCATATTGAAATTTCAAGTGAAGATTGTGAACATCGGTATTTCCATTTACAGGCGATTGAAAAAAATCGCGCAAAAATAAGAATTTCACCATTAAAAATGTTTAATTAATAGTGTCTTGGTATATAAATGGTGGATATAAATGATGAATATATAACTTTTGTTGTTGATATAAAGTTAAAATCATTCTATTCTATGGAATATTTTGATTTTATAGGAATATATCCTGAAATTTATGTAAATTCTAAAGAAATGAAAGGTGGTAATTTTCAAGAAGTAGGAAACATAACAGTTCCTTATAGATATTTTGTTCAGTTTATTGAGAGTGGACTCTATAATTTGACACAAAAAACAAAAAAAAAAGAAACAGAAGTGACTCCTTATAAAGATACACCTTTTGTACTTTCAACACCCATGGGAGAAGTCAAATCCAAAACGTTTGTATTTAATACACCTATAGGAGAAGTCAAAATACCATCTTTAGAAATAAATTCACTCGAAGAAGTACCAGTCAAAAAGAGTCCGGTTGAAGCGACAACCGAAATATCCTCTGAAACTTCAACTGCAGAAATAGTACCAGAAACAGTACCAGAAACAGTACCAGAAACAGTACCAGAAACAATAGAAACAGTACCAGAAACAGTACCAGAAACAGTACCAGAAACAGTACCAGAAACAGTACCAGAAACAGTACCAGAAACAGTACCAGAAACAATAGAAACAGGACCAGAAACAATAGAAACAGGACCAGAAACAATAAAAACAGTACCAATAGTAGAAGAAACAATACCAACTGAAGAAATAGCACATGATATTAGTGACGATGATTTAGTGGAAATTATAATAAAGATAAAATTAGATGAAAGTAATGGTCTTAAAAATGGTAAATTGAGTGACATTTTTTCATATATAGAAAATGATATTGAATTGAATAAGAATGGAATGATGTATGATGACGTAGAAAGGGTGTTTCAAATAAGAGATTTTTTGAAAATGGAAGTATATCAAGGTGAAGTATACCGAATTAATGGAAAATTCATTGTGATAAAGACGAATGACTCTGAACACGGTGTGAATATAAATGAGTTAGATATATCTATGATGCAAAACACATTGCTGACAAAAAAATACATCAAATAATGTAGTGAAACTTAAGAGGGAGGGGGGGTATTAGAGCTTAATTTACATAAACTTTGCGTCCTCTAAGACTATAAACTTTGTTACTATATCTTGGTCTGTTTTTTTCACTTCGACAATAATTACGTCTAATGTTTTTTTTTTAATTTTTCTTGTTTAATTCTTTATATTCACAATAAAAATAATAAAGTGAGTCAATTTTGTATTTACAATTCTTAGTCTCTACAAACTACCTCATCTTCCAGAATGTCATACCCATAATCTTCCCAAAACCGCATGACACGAGTGGGATGGAGTATTTTCTTCATTAAGTCCTCCCGTAAAATATCCATACGAATCTTAAGTAAAGATAAATCTAATTCGAAAATTTTCGGATTACTTGATAACCAATACCACTTCATATTACCCAGATTATTCTTCAACAAATGTATGGCGTTTGGATTTAAGGATAATTCTTCCCAGTATATATTATCCAGATTCTTCTCCAATAAATATATGGCGTTCGGATTAGAGGATAATCCATACCAATCCACTTTATCCAGATTCTTCTCCAACAAATGTATGGCGTTCGGATTTTCGGATAAATAATACCAATCTATCTTATCCAAATTCTTCTCCAATAAATGTATGGCGTTCGGATTTCTGGATAATTGAGACCAATCCACCTCATCCAGATTCTTCTCTAATAAATGTACGGCGTTCGGATTTTCGGATAAATAATACCAATATACCTTATCCAGATTCTTTTCCAATAAATGTATGGCGTTTGGGTTAGAAGATAAATTTATCCAATTCACTTTATTCAGATTTTTTTCCAGTATATGTATGGCGTTTGGATTTTCGGATAAATGATACCAATTTATCTTATCCAGATTCTTTTCCAATAAATGTATAGCGTTCGGATTTAAGGATAATACACACCAATTCACTTTATTCAGATTTTTTTCCAATAAATGTATGGCGTTTGGATTTTCGGATAAATAATACCAAGATACTTTATCGAGATTCTTCTCCAATAAATGTATGGCGTTCGGATTTGTGGATAATGCATTCCAATCTATCTTATACTGATTATTCTCCAATAAATGTATGGCGTTTGAATTTATGGACAATCCACTCCAATCCAATTTATCGAGATCTACCCAGTCCTGTAATTTATAGAGACTCATGTTTGTTATACTTGTATTTGTGATTGTTTCTTTATATCCACGATAAAAATAATAAACGAATCAATTTTATAATTACAAGTAATGTTCATTGATTCATCACGCTACATAGCGTGATGAATTTTATTTTTATTTTACATCGATAATGGTATTTGTATTATTATACTTTAGATGTTGTTGCTACTATAGTCTGGGGAACGCCTAAGTTAGCATTAGCATCAATGGGTGTAAAAACATAAGTATATTGAGTATAAGGTGTTAATCCTGTGTCTTGATAATTTTGTCCACTCAATACAACATAATTATAGACATATGCTGCGGCACCTGCGACACTACGTGTAACAGTGAATGAAGAATATGTTCCTGTGATTAAGATAAGAATTGAAGTGGTTGTAATTGTGCTGAGTGTAGCTCCCAAGACGCAAGCACTTAGATTAGCCAAACGAATAACTAACGGAGCACCTAGATTTCTTGTAACAACATCAAGACCCTTGACATTAGCATTAGGTGTTTTGGGGTCAATAATCAATTTCAATGTTAATGAAATGCCATCTATTGTACCATCTCCATAAGAACCAGATGCTGGCGTTACTCCTGTGACTGGTTTAGGTCCTCCAGAAATATAGATAACATCTCCGGCGAAAAAACCGTCGGACACACCATAATTTGTTCTATCTAGGACATCCGATGCGGTTGCTCCTGTAGTTCTATTACGATTGTTGAAAGGATTTGCTGTCACGGCATTTCTTAGTGCCGATGTAATACCAAGAAGTTCTATAGTACCAGATAATGGACTGACATAAGCTCCATAGGCATCGACAGAAGCTGGTTTAAGAATATCAATAAATGCCTGAGCATCGAAAACCCCACCATTAGGATTAAAATTATATTCATTGCTATAAAGTGTAGCTAAACCATGTGGAACTCCTTGTGATGTGGGACCAGAAATAGGATATGGAAGTGAAAAATATTTTGCAATGTATAAAGCAAAATCCGAATAAAAAGTTGAATACCTTCCAACTGATACAACGTTTGATGATTTTTTATTTAATCCACTAACAAATGTGGCGGCAGAGATTGAAAGACTATCTTGTAGTAAAATATCATTAACATTGTCAAAATAATTATATGTGATGACGTCAATATTACTCACATCTTTTTGTATTCCAATAAGATTATTGAATGTTCTTACATCAAAGTAAACTTCAACAGCACCGGTAAAATCAATTAATGCGATAGGTGTTTCTGTTCTTTGAACGATAGTATCAAAACCTTGAACTGTCGAGAATCCTCCGGTAGCAGTAAAACAAGGATTAATATTAGATGACATTGTATATTATATTATGAGATATTAATATAATATACGTAATAAAAAAAGAGAAAAGTCAATGTTTATTAATAATTTATATTTTTACGCTATTAATACTATTACTATAATAACCGATATCACCACCTATTTTTTTATTATTTTTCATTGATTTTCTTCTTGTTTTAGTGTTTTTACGTTTTTTATGTTTTGTATTTTTGCTAAACCCTCCTTTTAAATTCACGGCTCCTCCACAATTACCTCCTTTTGTAAACCAACTTGCGGTCGAACAACCGCACCCTCCTCCTCTCCTTATATTACGTCTACTTTTACGCATAGTTAGTTGTATATATTATATCACATTTATATTCATTCAATATCGACATGAGTTAACATATGCCTACGACAACAAACATTATGAAGTTTAAGACTATCAAGTACAATAGCCTCTGGTGTCTTTTCAGAATTTGCTCCTGTTAAATAAACGACTCTCTTAATATTTTTACCTTCCAATAATTTAAGTTCCCTTACTTGTTCTTGATAATATCTGTATTTATCGGCTAAAACACCACCACATGTGAAACATTTTATCGGAATAATCATATTTATTGTTATTGATTAATTTATGAGTATAATGTTTATATAGTTTTTGTGAAATCATAATCAATTTTTTCATAAAAATTGATATAACATTATTATAATATATAACGGAGTATCTCACAATCTAAAAAAGTCCAATATATAAAAATGGATTTATCCGACATGATAATAATAGTTTGTACCATAATATCAATTTTATGTACTCGACAAGAAGAATACCTTCTTGACATTTTTAGATCTAAATGTTTGAATAAAAATGGTAAGTGTGTATTGACAAAATGTTATATTGTTGTTTTTAAGTCAACTACTTTCGAAGAAAGAATGGGTGGAAAAATTATCCATGTATAGGAGATAGACACAGTGGCTTTTTATTGGAATTATTTTTTCATTTTTCATTTTTCACTATTCCTAGATATACCGAATCTGTATAGGATGGGACATAGGAAGTAGCGCCATATTTGTACGTTTTTAAATCATTGTATGTATATTTGTCTTTAACTCTTGTCCACGGGACATATTGTAAAGTTCCTCTGTTTAGTAGCCATGTTCCCGACAAAGGGTCTAATTTGTAATCAATATGATATGGGGTATCTGTATCATTAGCATTATATTTAACCATAAGTCCTTCTTCGATACAATGTACAGAAACCGCAAATAGTGTTAAAAATATAAACAAAATTAAATAGTAGAAGAATATCATATATATATCTGTATATATCATCGACCAAATTTACTAAAGTCACTTGTGATAGGAATAAATTCTGACGAACCTTTATCCGGCAATTTCCCATAATAAGAATAATTATCTGATGTAGTTTCGCTTGTAATACGATCATTAAAGGTGGGTTTTTGTGGCTCTAGAATACTTTTATAATTTTGGTTTAGGTTGTTGACATCTTTTGCACCTGGGTTGTTTGCTATAATAGGAATATGATTATTAGAAATATCTGGGACATGAACTGGAACGGGAACATCATTATTAGAAATGTCATGTAAAAAACTAGATCCTCCTCCTCCATTTTGACCACAATTGTTACAGGTCACATTAGTTGGTAGTTGCGGACAGGATGGACATATAGGTGGAATAATTTGTGTTTTTAATAAAAAATCGTTTGAATATTGTTTAACGCCATTGATTGTGGTTGCAGGTAAATTACTATTCCAATATTTTTTATAATAATCAGATATAATACTGTCTAATGATGGGATCTTGGTCTCATTCATACATGGTGTTTTTTCATCCACATTGACGTGTGGAGGTATAAGGGACGGAGTAGCAGGCTGAACTGATGGAGTTGTGGGATTTGGGTGGGGTGTTGTAGATGTTGTTGGTGTTGTAGGTGTAGATGTTGGTGGTGTTGTAGGTGTAGATGTTGGTGGATTAGTCTTAGTATTACCATCTAATCCATTATCCGTATCGGGATTGAATGTTACGACATTGATTATTTTCAAAAATCCTGGTATTTTATCATCCATAGATACAACAGCAATCATGGTTTTATTTGAAGAAGGAATAGGAATATATAAAATAAAATTACCACCTTCTGTATCATTAATATAAAGAACTTGAAATGAAACAAAATTTGCATGAACCATACTTGAAGGTGTATTCTTTATCACATCTTTTTCTGTCACATTTGAAAATGCACAAGTTGGTGTGATACCATCATTTTGTACAGTACCATCATAAACCGATATCTTGGCGCCATTATTACTACGGACAATTAGATAACGACAGGTGGTATCGAAAAGAATATTCTTTGTCAATTGAAATAATGAATTTTGTTTCAATCCATCATATAATGGTTCAGTAGTATAGGAATTATTTTTCGCATCATTATCCGGAACATGGTTAGTGATAGATATAACACTTCCACGATTCATAAAATGTAAAGGATCAAATGATTGCCTAAATAAATACGTTCCTATATTGACATTATTCGTATTTGTACAATCATAGATATGTATGATAGAATCATTCCCTAAAGAAAAGTATAAAACTTGATAATTATAAGTCAAATTATTATTCATATTGAAATTACTGTTATTTGGATGAATGTAATTATTATAGGTGTTAATTATTGAATCTGTAATAAGTGTTTTATCAACCAATAAATCAGAAGTTGAATTATTATAATAATTGATTGTCATGACATCTTTAGTATTGGAACGGGACATTAAGACAATATCTGTTAAAGACGTACCAGTGACATCTACCACATTGGTCATTTTTTTATTATTGGAAGCTTCATTAAATGGAATACCAAATAACTCTATAATATTACCATTAACACTATCAAAATAAATGGAATCGTATAGTTTATATACCAAATGTTGGTCAGAATATTGTTGAATATAAAGTTGATTAAGTAAAGGTGTTTTTTGATTATAGGATATAAAACCTTCTAGGCGTGAAGAAAAAATGACGGATAAGACTAAAACTATCAACAAAATGAGAAAAATATAAATGGGGGATAACTTTATTTTCATTATACTATATATTTATATATATAGTATAAAAAATGTCTGAAAAAGACTAGTAGTAGACATCAGAAGATAGACACAGATGTTTTTAAATCCCTCAAAAACTCATTTTCCTAACCAAGACATCTTCTTTTTTGGCATGTGTAAATGTAAAATGATCTTTGTAGGTGGGTTTACTAATATGAGCAGCACCAGCAGCTGGGCTTATGTTCTTGTCCCAGGCAGTTTCACCGGTATTAGATAAAGTCCAAGCCCTTAAGGAATCTTCCCTATGAGTAGTAATAAAAGGGTTAGAGGCACGAGAATCCATATCAGCAAATGTATGGTTAACATCTCTATGATGAGATTCATCTGCACACATACACTTTAAACAATCGACAAATTTAGCATTCTCTGGTAGTTTATAATACCCTTTAGCCATGTTAGATGCATCTGAATCATGCCATGCTATATGCAAATGTGTACCAGGAGTTTCGACATGATCAATAATATTTACATATGTTTTGCATGCGGTTTCTTCCAAGTAGCCAACAAATCTATGCATGGATCTAGGATGGATTGCATACACAGTCATAAGAACGGGGACCATAACCATTTGTGCTGTAATTACCATAGTACGAGTTATAGTACCAGCTTCAAATTTAGATAGACATAATAAAAGATGCATTCTTTCATTTTCTGCCTCCTCTAGTAGTGTGGCTATCCATCCATTATCTCTTTGTAGGGTACGAAGGGAACCAAAATGTCTGAAACCAGCGGCAACAAAACCTGGTACTCCAGCGATAGATTCTAAAACGATGAGACGCCATTCAATAGATGCAACCGATGGATTTACTTGTTTATATCCAGTTACAAAATTGAATCCATGATATAAACCATACATCAATTTGTGCATAAAATGGTCAGCATATGTATGAGGTTTATGGTGATACAAAACAGAGAGTTTTTCTTGAAGTTCGGATTCTGTCCAGATATGATTTTGTTGTAAACCCGTATGATCACCTAGAATTTGTTTGTATACTTTTTGAGTATCTTGCTCTGTCTTAGCAACCGTTGACATTGATAATTTCAAGGTTGGGAAACTACTACGAGTTATGTTTTTACTCGTATATCTTTTGATTTGAGATATTGTAAAGATTGTGCAATTTTTTTGACAATGTCCTATAAGATTATATAGATGGGATAACTTTATTTTCATTATACTATATACTAACATATAGTATAAAAAATCAATAATATGCGACAGAATCCACAAAAGGATATTTAAGCTCTACTCTCCCGATGGGTACCCGAGAGGATAAGTAGAACTAGATGTCTTACTCACCCGATGCAGTGGTAAATCACTCCGTGATTTATCACATTTGCAATCAGGAGAGAAGACATTAAGAAAATTGTGTCTAATCATTCCAATATTTGGAATAAACTGTTAAATTCTTGAATATCACTAATTCTTGAATGAAATCACTACAATACCTGATCCACCAGCACCTCCATTACTACCAGTCCAGTTCCCACCACCTCCACCACCTGTATTTGCACCACCTGCTCCTCCTCCTGTACCCCCTTTACTTTCACCGGGATTAATACCAGTTCCACCAGTTCCGTTTTCTGATGATCCTCCTCCTCCTAAACCACCATTACTAGTACTAATCTGTCCACCGGATGCTCCTCCCCCCCCTCCACCCCAATAATACGTTCCATAAGCAGTTCCTGAAGGTGTAAACGTATTAATTCCATTTAATGTGCATCGTATACCAATACCACCATTAATATTTCCACTTGTAGCTCCTGCACCACCACCACCACCACCGCTCGCAGTAGAAAAAGATCCATTATTTGCATTAACAATTCCTCCATTAGTATTACCGTTGGTAGGATTACATTGACCACCACTAGCACCACCACCTCCACCACTACCAAATTGTGTATAAGTCGGTGTTGTAATAGCACATCCACTACCACCACCACCCGCAGTTAAATTCAATGAAGAATTTGCACCAAAAACTACCGTTGTATTTTGTCCTTGACTACCCGACCCAGAATTTGCAGGTGCACCTGCCCCACCGCTTCCCACATTAATATTAATTGTATTTGAACCTGCAGGAATAGTAACACTTGTAATTGATACACCACCTGCACCTGCGCCACCTCCCCCATATGACGCCCCCCCACCACCTCCTCCCACCGCCAATATATTCAACGTCGTCGGTGTGGAACAAGTATAAGTTATTGTGTAAAAATTTACTGCAGTAGAAGTGAATGAATAAACGGTATATCCGTCCGTGGTTTTACCTGTAAGACCGTAATTATTCGGCACAAATGACAAAACTTTTGCTAAAGCTCTTGATTTCGAACCATGAAATGAATTAAATGTAGAGAATGCCATTATGTATATATATATATATATAAAATTAATCGACATTTATAAACATTTATTATTACCAAGAAATCATCCTATTATCAAAGACATGTTTAGAAATCATAGTATATTTTGTAAAGAGAATAGCCAATATTTAGGACGATAGATATTCAACCATTTATATTATTTGGACAATTTATCATTCGTACTGCGTAAAACCTAAAAAATTGATATAGAAACGTCTTGTTATAATATAACATACAAAACACAAAACACGAAACACAAAATGTCTATCGAATCTAATATTGACATTAAAAATATGGAAGGGTTAGAATATCTTAAAACTATAGAAAATGGAACTATTGATCTTATTCTAACAGATCCACCATATATAATTTCAAAAGAAACTGGTATGGATATTCATTTCAACAATGTAAAATATAACGAGGAGAACAATATTGAGTTTGTAAAAACAGAAGAAGAATGGAATATTTACAAACAAGAAAATGATATTTCACACGATAAAAGTAAAGATAATTATCTAAAATATGGAACTATTTATGGTAAAAAATATTGTGTAAAAACCAATTATGGTGAATGGGATGAAACTTTTACCCTTGAAAAATTAGAAGAATTTATCATTGAATATTACAAAAAGTTGCGAAAAGGAGGAACAATGATTATATTTTTCGATTTATGGAAAATATCCCAATTAAAAGAAATTTTGGAAAAACATAAATTTAAACAAATTCGTATGATTGAATGGATAAAAACAAATCCTCAACCATTAAATTCCAAAATCAACTATTTAACTAATTGTAGAGAAATTGCCTTGACGTGTGTAAAAGGGGGGTCACCAACATTTAATAGTTCTTATGACAATGGTATTTATCGCTTTCCATTACAAGGAGGAAAAACCCGTTTTCATCCTACACAGAAATCTCTCCTTTTATTTGAAGAATTAATTGAGAAACATTCCAATGTAAATGACGTTGTTCTCGATACATTTTTAGGTTCTGGTACAACTGCTACCGCCTGTAAGAAAAAAAATAGAAATTTTAAAGGTTGTGAGGTAAGTAAAGAATATTATGATAAAATTGGATATGGTTCTCTTTGAATAAAATACTTGTAAATATTCTTGTGGAATTCTACTGGATCATACCAATAAGTACCTACCTTTGTGTCGATATCGTTGATATCATATGTCGTTTTTTCCCATGGAAATGTATCATACATTTGAAACTTTTTGAAATTCTTAGCAGAGTATATATGTTGATTTTTTACTTCATCTTTACATACCTGTCTTTTTTGTAGATTGCAATGATTACATAGTGGTTGAAAATCATCTAGACATTGCGTTGCTGGATTTTCGACTCTTGGATCGTTATATAAATCATTTTTATGATCACAAATAATATCAGTTGAAGAGCCACAACTAACACAGTTACCTAATCGTATAATTTTCTTAATATCTTCACGAATATTCCGTCTTGGAATATTTGTTCTTAAAGAGTGACAAAAAATCCCTACTATATTTGAGCCCCCTAACAAGGAACTATTCTCCTTTAAGAACTTGTCATGTTCTTCTTTTGGAATCACGTCATCATCGTTTTCTGAGTAATGTTTGATTGCTTTTTTTATGGAGCCATAAACGACCGAATAATTAAATCGTGCGTTATGCCATCTATCACCCTTGCCGTTACCTTTTTTTCCATCTACACCCCAATAAAGTCCATTTTTTTCTAGAACCTCAATAGAAAGTATTCTTGAAAAATTGTTTGTTAATGTATCGATAAGCTCATCTTTGATAGCAATCGAACTTTGTTTTTTCTTATCAATTACCTGTTTTTTATTTGATGCTTTTTCTAGTGACAGTTGTTTTTTTAACTTTTTTTCGTCTTTCAACTTTTGTTTTTCTTCGGTTGTTTTTTTTAATTTTACAACTTTATGTAATATATTATCTTCTAACACTGGACTTGATTTATCACTGCATTTCAAGATGAAAACATCTGGTTCTTCTAAACCAATCTGGGGAGGAGAGAAAGATATAGTATTTTCGTCAAACATCGTATAGTATAGTATATATTTTATATCATTCATAATACAAAATTGAAACACCATTTCAATTTTGTTCAAAAAAAACAGCAGGAATACAAATGGTTTTGTATTACCAAGAAATCATCATATTATCAAAGACATGTTTAGAAATCATAGTATATTTTGTAATAGAATCCATAAGAGAATAGCCAATTAATAAACGTTTTTGGGACGATAAATAAACAAATCCTAACGTATATTCAACCTTTTGTTTTTCAAATGTCCATAAGGGAGTATAGGATTTCAATTCATAGGTTTTCAAATCTAATACAACCACTATATGATAATAATGTCGTCTATCTTCATAATTGACCAAATGACAAATAAACCATATTTCATTATCAATCACAACACCATTTGTTGATCCCCGTAAATCCTTGAAAAAGGCAGGAAGTCTATGAATCGTATGTGTAATAGATAAAAGACTTTTATCCGTCGATATATCACCAATCGTTAAGGGAAACCAATTATAAATACATTTATCTTGAAATAGAACCCAATTCTTTTCAATGGTATTTTCATTTTCCTTACTTAATATTATAGAATTTTGACATGTAAAATTATTAATATCTATAATACCATGTTCAACTTTGATTTCATTTTTCAAATTACAACGATTTGCATTATAAAAAATAGTATCCTCATCAATTCTATGGAGACGTATATCTTCTTGTCCAATATAAAATTTATCATAAGATTCATCATATTTCAAAAGTTGATTTTCTTTTAATTGCCAATTAATACCCTTCATATCAATGACCGCAATCACATTTTTTGTGGTAATATTTTCTTTTTGAATATAATTACCTTTTTCATCAATTCTATAATTGACAAATCGGACGGAAACAATTAATTCATTCATATTTCCACCAAAACATAAGGACGGTGTACTGGATATCATATCATCACCCAAATTTAAATCTTTACCAATATTTGAGAGAATAGCTAGATTAATTTGGGAAATTGGGATGGCATTTTCAATGATGGATTGGCAATAGAATTTATAATTATTTAAAACATTGAAATAAATATTCTTGTCAATATCTGGATGTTTGATGATTTTCATGCATACATTTTTCAAGTCATGATTATCTTTATTAACATAATATCCAATAATACTTAATTCATAATCAAGTTTGAAATTGTATTTTTCTACTTCGGTAAAAAGATAATCCCATACGGGATTTTTCTTTCTTTCAAAATCAGCAAGACTAAAAAAATGATGGGCTAATTCATAATTGCAATTTTCGCGATAATATTCAACAATACAATAAAGATTTTCAATTCTATTTGGAAAAATGGTATAGGCTTTCAACCAATAAAAAAGGGCTTGAGGCATTTGATTAAGGTCTTTATATAATTTCCCAATAGAATAACAAGAATACCATATTTCTTCTTTCCATCCACCAATTTCAATTCTTTTTTTATAAAACTCGATTGCTTTTTCAAAGTCTCCATGGTCACGATAACTATTGGCTAAATAAAAAGTGTATCTATCATTATTTGGACTATCTTCTAATCCTTTGGTTAATAATTGAATATCACGTAATGTTTTATTACCTTTACTACCACCATCACCAATATCATCAATATAAATAGAAGCCCTATCATATTCTCCCATAATTGAATTATCTGGAAAATTGACGTATTCATGCGTCACACCCCAATAAGAAAGCTTTGGATTATTTTTAACAATACGTATATTTTTATAATTGAATTGTTCATTTCCTTGATTTATATAATATCCATCGGCGGTAAGGCTTTTTTTTAAATCAAAGGCACTATTTACAACTAATTTCATATCGGCATCTAAGAGTAGTATATAATCCGCTTTTTCTAGACCAACACAAGCATTAAGAGCAAAACTGCGATTATAACCAAAATCACGGAATTCTTCGTGAACAATTTTACCTTGAATATCGTGTTTAGTGAAAAAATCAGTGACTAATTCAACAGTATTATCTGTTGAGCCCGTATCACATATACAATAACTATCAAGTAAATGGACTACGGACTCGAGAAGACGCAGAATAATTTTAGATTCATTTTTCACAATCATGTTTAAACATAATGTTGGCATATTTATTTAATATATCATCCAGTCTTTATATTATTATTTTTGTATAATTTATTTGTTGTAATACCGAAAAGTCTATAATATTAAAATAAATATATATATATATACATGTTTTCTACATTCAATAGTTTCCACTCAAATTCTAGGCGTGGTAATATCAAAAGTATATTAAAAAAGATAGATTCATCAGGATTAATATTATGGTTTGATGCTTTAGACCCTAATAATACGGGTGTACAACCTGCAAATAGTTCAAATATAACAATTTGGAAAGATAAATCAGGATTAGGGAGTGATGCCACTGCAAATACACCTATTGTTTATAATTCTACAGGAATGAATGGGAAACCCGCATTAACATTTACAAGTAGTCAATGGTTATTAGGTTCTACTATTAACAATACTCCAAATATGACGATTTTTTCTGTCTGTCTGATGAATTCGTCAAGTGCTAGATATGCTAGAATCATAGGATTAAGTACCGGTCCTGGACTAGCTGATTCTGATTCAACTACTGCTGGATGTTTTCGACGACAAGGTGGAACTGGTTTTTCTGGTGAACGTGGTGGTTTTACTCAAATGGACAATAACCCACCTAACTATAGTACTCCATACTTATTTGAAACTTGGTTTGATGGTGTCAATAATTATTCTACGGTTCAACAAGGGAATAGTACTAGTATCGTTTCAAGTGGGTCAAGTGGTAATTTCGCAATTAACAATTTTGCTATTGCAACGACTCCAAACACGGGTGATATTAATGGTCCTTTAAATGGTTTTATATCAGAAGTTATAGTATATAAAACAACTTTAACTGCTGTACAAAGACAAGTTGTAGAGGGATATCTTTCTTGGAAATGGGGAATTCAATCCAATTTACCAAGTACACACCCTTATTTTTCAGCACCACCATAACTACAATTGTCTTCGTATTATTTGTCTTCGTATTATTTGTAAACACCTAACTTTTTAAAAAAATCATTTCATCACCTTGTGTTTTTATGATATGATCTAAAAATGGTTGTATATTATTATTTTTCTCCAACATTTTCTTACTCATATGAACCGCCATCGAATGATGTGGTATCATCCCTATTTTGTATTGTTCTTGTGTAATGAGGAATTGTGTTCTAATACAAAATATGCTTATAATTACCATAGTAAAACCAATAATAAATATTTTGAATTCTTTATAAAATATACCCATGAAGGAAAACATCCAACCAGTCATTAATATGATCATATATGCATCATTCAAGCTAAATCTAATATCTTCATATTTATCAACCCACATATTCATGGTTGATAGTAATCCGGATAAAATCATTATAAAAAACATTACAGTATAATGATTATGCCTCATTTCTACTATACTTTGAACAAACATTATATAACCTGATTTGTTTCATTTTAGGAAAACAGTATAGAGAGTATCTATAATACTATTTACATGGATAATATAACATTTACAGAAGATACAGTTGTAAATTCTATAATATCTCAATTTATAGATCGTTCAAATGTTGGTATTAAGAAATATGGTAAGACATTGGATCGTGATGATCTCGATACATTAGAATGGATTGAACATGCTAAACAGGAAGCAATGGATTTCATCCTGTATCTCGAAAAACTTAAGATCCGGTTATCTCATTCGTAGACCACTGATATAGTAATAAATCAGGATATAAGACATTGAAACAATAATTGTATAAAAATTGAAATATAATTTTCTATATTGAAATTAGCATTACAATTAAATAACATGTTTAAATTTCTTCAATATATGTTTTGTTGCAAAGGTGTAGTAGAGCAAAACCTGTCAGTGTCTGAGAATGTAATCTCTTCTGTAGAACATATTATTTATTTTCCAATTTTGAATAATAGTACGAAATCATCAATTATAAACATTAAATATACAACTTTGAATGGATTATTAGATGGTAATCACCTATTATATGATAGAAATGGCAAACTACTTACCAAATCACATTATAAACAGGGTGAATTAGATGGTGAAGAGATTCATTATGACTTCTTGGTAAGAAGTATAGATGGATTTGAAAAATATCATAAATCCGTCACTTTATATTCAAATGGAATCCGTTTAGGTAATGAACTTTTGATAAAGAAAAAATATTGCGAAAAATAAGACATTAATTGTCGTCACAATCACAATCCATATTTCCAATTGCTTCAAAACAGCACTGACATGTATTGGAGCAACTTGAAACATATTCTTTAATCGTGTCTGATTGACAAAGAAAACATAAATATACAAAGCAGCATGAGTTGTCGGTATTATCATCTCTGTTACGTTTTTTATCGAGAGTTGTATTCTGAATTGATTGTACTAACGGTATTTGTCCCGTTTGTTCAATACTACGATCAATGGTTTCCACTTGTTCTGCAACAATAATTTCACATACTGGGGTGGCTAATGCGGGTAACTCCTGAGATTTATTTGCATTCATTTGATTCATATTAATTATAAACCAAAAAAATTGAAACACTTTTTTGGAAATTTAAAGAGATACACAATATATTATCAGAACGATATCATAATTTAATACAAAACAAGATGGACGAATGCCCTATTTGTATGGAGAATTTAAAATTCAACAATCGCAAGATTCATACCACTAGTTGTAATCATAAATTCCATGAAATGTGTTTCAAAAAAGTGAAAGAAGGTGCGTGTCCATGTTGTCGTGCTATCATACCACAAGGTATAGCGATTGTCATCTCAAATATTAAGACAGAAATAAGAGATGTAAAAAGTGCCTTAACAATGAATAAGAAAATGGGAAAAGACGAGATATCTGCGAAAAACAAAATCATATCAGCTCTGATAAAAGAAGAAACGTTAGAAAAAAATGTTTTGGCGGTTATGATAAGAACGGCATTGTCTAATGGACAAGCGGATGATTTAGATATTGTACTTTGGGTATCATCCCAAGAAGAAAAAATTAAAAAAATGGAGAAAGAACGTAAAAGTCATTTTCTAAAAATGCTTCTTATACAATCTGAATATCCCAGAATGATTGACTATTACAACGATTTACTATCAAATAAGGCGAAACTGCTAGAAGAAGCTCAAGAGAAAAAAAGAATGGGAGTAATTTGGATAGATGTATAGATGTATAGATTTTATTGTTGTTGTTTTGTAATTAATTAATCCTATTTTTTTTATTCCTTAGTTTGTAGACAATCCTTTTTTTTAGGATCTTATAATATACAATAATATTATAAGATATGTCATTAACAAGTTTTAGAAGTGACCCCGCAAGATTAAAAAAAGAAATGGAAATTTATACTTATGAAGGAAGATATCAATTAGCTACTCCTGGACCTGGTTTGGATCTTCCCTTTATAGAAGATCCACAAATAAGATTACAACATTGGGGAGCTAATTTAAGAACAAATACAATCGGTATTGAAAATGAATTAACAGGAAGAAATGATAAATTAAATCGTTATTTAACGAATAAAAAAGAATTAAACGTGGATAGTCAACCTTTAAAATTCAAATCCGAGAATCCTTTTATTTTAGAATCAAGAACAGAGATACCCGCCTGGACTTTCCGTGGTATTGATAATAATTATAGTCGCTGGGAGAATCCATTGATTGATCCCCAAGCTAATTTAGAAAAAGATTTTAGCGATAATATTCAAACACGATTAGTTGAAAAGAAGGTAGTAACTCATAACGATTTAGACGATTGGAGTTATTGGTTTCCAAAATCCTAAAAAATAGTGTTTTTATATACTATAACAATGACAACTATAAATGGTATCTCTCCGAAGCAAACTATTACTAGTTATAAAGATTCAGAAAATTGTATGATACGAAAAACGATAAGAAATTCATGGAACAATAAATATGCGGTTGGTGTAGTAAATGGACATGGTCGTAAGATTGGTCCATTTAAAGCAGTGAGCAATATTGGTGATTTTCTCAACAGACAGAATTATGCCTGTGGAAATATGCCGAATCCGACTCAAGCAAATAGTGTCATTTGGCGATCACGTATAGGTTCAATTATAAAAAATTGCGATAATACCGGAGTTGAAGCGTCGAGTTCAAATAATAAATTTGTCCCTGATTCTTCCGAATACATAAAATATAAAAAAATTGCTGCTATAAATCGTAATTATAATGATACAACAAATGGTGGTGATGATCATAATGGTTCATATGATGCGATGATGCGTGTCAGGGTATAATGATATAAAGATAAGGCACTGAACTAGAGACGAGAGCTTAACCTCTACAACCCCGATATGTGCCCGGTAATAGCGACGAAGTCGCTATAAAAACCGACGGGTTTGAAGAAGCAACATGTCTCAATTAATCACACCCTAAAGGCGTGATTAATCAATGAATTAATGTCTATCCTCCAGAAGATGTATAGATCTTTACATACTAGAAGCTCTATTTATCTTCTAGGATTTATGCCCTTGGTAAACTTTTAATATGAATTATCAATCTATCTTTTTCGTATAGAAAGGATGGCAAGTAATATGTATCTTTTATACGAGTTTCTATTAATTTAAAGATTTCATTACAAGTGATATCTTCCCAATTACATATTTCATTACCACATGTAGGACCTTCACCAAATAATCGTACATCATCAACGATTATGATGGCGTCATCTTTATGGTGTAAATTGATATTTGAAATTTCTTCATATAAAGGGCAATCCTTTTCACCCTTACCTGTGTCACCTGCACTCCAATGACCATCTAAAAATATAATAGATTTACCAGTGATATTTGGTAACAATGTTTGCAATACATTAGTACTGTCCCCTAAATGAAATTGTATTTTATTTCCTTTATAACTATCCTTGGCATTTTGATAGAATTCTGGTTTAATTTCAATTGTATGTAAATTTTGAAAATGTGATTCCATATTCAATATTGTTTCACATTGAAAAGTCCCTGTTTCAATAAAATTCGTATAAGTTTGATAACTTTCATTTAGTTTTAATAAGAAATTATAATCTAATGACGGCATGATATAGTTTTATTGATACATTGTCTTTATATGTTTTTTAGGTATATATATATATAGAAGATCTGAAAGCTAAATTATATGAGAGGAAATTGAGAACAAAATTTTTTAGAATTCAATAATAGAAATGCTAACTAGTGATATTCTTTTAGAATATTTTCAAAATAAAATTTTTATTAATTCTTCTATTCCCATTCCAATAGGTTTATCGAATGTACCAATATCCATAATATGATAGTATTATAGATATTAAATCTTTATATTATTAAATTCTTATATAATATAATCAATAAAAATGGAATTGTTATTTTTACCATTAGTTGGAATTGCTGGTATGTATATAATAAATAAACAAAGTAAAAAAGAACGGAGAGAAACATTTAAGAATAATGAATTACTTCCAAATACAAATATACCAGATAGAAATTATCCCGATGAATATGGTACTGATGAAAATGATGTATCATCAAAATTATCAACCCAAAATCGTTATGATGAACCAAGTGTTTATACCGATAAATATTTTAATGAATCAATGGTAGAAACAAATCCCTCTGAAAAATTCACATCATTGACAGGACAACCGGTAGATATTGGATATTTCCGACATAATAATATGGCACCTTATTTTGGTTCAAAAGTTCATAGTAATAATGCTTCCAATGCCACTGAATCTACTTTAGACAATTATAATGGTTCCGGTTCCCAATTTGTTTCAAAAAAAGAACAATCGCCCATGTTTAGCGTGGAAGAAAATAATAATTGGGGAGCGTATGGTATGCCTTCAAACACGGATTTTATTCAATCACGAGTTAATCCAAGTCAAAAAATGGCAAATATAAAACCATTTGAACCAATTCAAGTAGGTCCTGGATTAGGTTTAGGAGCAGATACAAAGGTAAGTGATTATGGATATAATAATGGTGTTATGGCACGGGATTCATGGATAGATAAAAGCGTAGATGAATTAAGAATATCAAATAAACAAAAGGCGAGTGGTTTAGGAATGTTGGGTTTTGAGGGTCCTGCTAAAAGTTTTATAACAAAAAGTGGTTCTATTGGAATTGTTGAGAAAAATCGAGTATCAAAAACCTTTGAACTTGGACAAGATCGTTTATTCACTACAACGGGTGCTGAAAAAGGTCAAACCTTAAGACCAATAACGGTTGATAGGCATGTGAATCGTCCTGATACAACAACGGATTATGTTGGTGTGGCGGGATATTCAAATTCATCTCAACAAATGGAAAGTAATTATTCACCTTCCACAAATATTCAATTAGGTCCACTTCCAATATTACCCGCTTATGCTTCCGGTAAAGGTGGTGGTCATGAAAACGATTATGGTATTAAATCAAATACGGTCTATGAAAACAATCGAACAACGACTTTAACTGACAATTATTTTGGGGTTGTAAGCGGGGCGTTTAAATCCGTTATATCACCTTTAATGGATGTATTAAGACCGAGTCGACGTGAGAATACAATAGGAAATTTACGTCCTTATCAAAACGCCAAGACAAGTGTATCAAATTCTTATGTTTATAATCCAAATGATCAACCCGAGACGACGAATAGGGAGGTGACGGAGAATTCAAAATATCATTTAAATGTGAAGGGAAATCAATATGGTGGATATCAGACAACGGGTGTGACAGAACCACATAATGCACGAGAGATAACAAGTGATATTTATTATGGAGGTAATGCAAAAAGTAATAATTCACAACCTCGAAATTATGATGCCGAATATATGCAACGTAATAATGATTTGAAAAGTAATACAATAAATGGAAGACTTGTACCGGGAAATATGAAATTAATGGGTTCTAATGTTAATATGACATCAAAACCAAAAGATGATATGTTGAAAAATACGAGACCTGTAGATGGTAAATTCATGGCTCAAACCCCGGATATAAACTCCATGGGTAATGTACAAGGACAATATAATACATTATATTATGGAAATCAAACGGACCGTACTGATGGAACATATTTGAGTCAATTGAATGATAATCCTTATAGTCAGAATATTTTGAATGGGATATAATATGAATAAAATTATATTTATATAAATTACATGGCTTTTAGCAGTTTTCAACATTTTAATCGAATTCAGTTAGTAACAATTGCTCTACCGTATATACCTACTATACCAACTATCACTAATATAACCAGTACGGGTGCAACAATTTCTACAGTAACAAATAGTCAAGGTTCTGTCACATATAAATTATTAGGAACTAATTTAGCTATAGCTCCCGTATTATCAACTTCAACCACAACGTCAATTACAGGTTTAACTACAGAAACATTATATACAGTTTATGTCGTGGCTACGAATTCTTCCGGAAGCAAAAGTTCATCAACAGTAACTTTCACAACTTTACCTGTTTCTTGGGTAGCTCCTGTGCTGACTTCTTCCTCGAACTATGGCAATAATTGGTTGAATACTACAATCCCTATACTATCTTCATCGTTTTATTCGGGTTGTCAAATATCCTATACTGGTCAATATATGGCGGTTTCTTACTATAAAGGTGGAATGTATATATCTAACGACTTTGGTTCTACTTGGACGTTCGTGACAATATCTATCTCCACAAGAAATGTAATTATGTCATCAAGTGGAAGATATATGTTTACCAACTCTGGTAGTAATTATGATTCTTATTATTCTTCGAATTATGGTGTATCTTTTGTCGCAATAGGGACAGCTAATACCATTTTCCAATCTGAAGCCTACTATTGTTTCTCAAGAAATGAAAAAAATATGGCTTATATTAACAATGGAATACTAAATACTTCAAGTGATTTTGGGAAAACATTTACTATACCTTCATATTTTTCGTCTAAGAATGTTTCTAGTGTAACAATGTCATTTGATGGCACTGTTCAAATAGTTGTAGAATATGGACAATATATTAATATACATGTTTCAAGAGATTCGGGGTCATCGTGGGTTGTTTCGTTTCTTGTTGCAGTTAATACAACTAAAGTTGATTCTATCAGAATTTCAGATGATGGAAAATATGTTATGGTTTTAATAGATAGAACTTATAGTATTGGTATATACGGTCCAAGGGCACCAAATTATCAATGGACTACAACTACAGTAAATGCAACAACTTCTACTATTAACGCAGGTACCTCACGTATGTCTTCTTCTGGACAATACCAAATTATATGTGCAGGATCATATTTACTAATTTCATCAGATTATGGGGCATCTTTTACTTCTCAACAGAATATTGATGGAAATTATTTACAATACTCCTCAATGTCAGAAAGTGGTAAATATATTATGTGTTGTACAACTAGTGACCGTGTTTACGAGTCGAGTGATTACGGAGTTTCGTTTAATTTTAGATTAAATTCATCCGGTAACAATGGACTCTCTCTTTCTGGTAATGCACAATATCAAATAGCTTGTGGTTATCAAATCGTATCATTATCATCTAACTAACACCTTCTCTCGATGACACAATGAATCATTTGAATATTTTTCATCTGTAGTCGTGAATAATTTAGATTCTATGGAATAATTTTGAATGGAATATAAATTAATCGTCTTTTTTATCGTCTTTTGTACTGTATTTTCCACGAACTTTTTCAAAGAATGATGAAGTTTGTTCTTCCGTATTTAATTTATTTTCCAAATATTTCTCAATAGCAATCAATTTACTTGCGTATTGTTCTGTGTAAAAGACACTTTTTTTGAAATACAACATATTGAATATGTAAGTAAAACATGCATTTCCGATAGAAGAACCACTTAATGCTGGATATTTACTTCCATCATATGTGCTATAATTAAAATTGTGTTCCATATCTTCAGGACTTACGTTTATTATCGCAAGTGTCAATAATGCATTTTTAAGTTTTACTATTGGTGTAAAATCTTTACTATCATTATGGTGGTAATAGTATACAACTAAAATGAAACCGATTAAAAATCCAAAACATGTAAAAAATAAACTTGATGCAAGAAATGATATAATTGAAGTCATATATATATGATAATATTTACTTTTTATATTCTAAACAAACGAAGTTATATAAAGACAATTCAATATTAATTATAACGAAATGCAATGTCAAAATTTACTGATGTTTTTACCATTTGAAATTTACCAAGAAATTCAAAACTATACATCGTTTCATAATTTATTATCGACAACGAAACATTTTATAGGAATCAAACAAGATATTTACAAATTCATATTCAATGAAAAGTATTCAAAAATGTATTATGCCGACAAGAATTTTCGTAAGTATGTTCAGTCAAAAATTAATACTGATAGATTATACATTAATCTAAGTTATCAGGATATTAGAAATAGATACATACGATCCTTATCTAATATTGGTGGAATCAATTTAAGTAACGATATTAAAATAACTAATGTTGACTGCTTAGCAAAAGTATCAAAATTGAATTTAACTTGTTGTACTAGGCTTACTAATGTAAGTAAATTAGGGAATGTGTATGATTTAAATTTAAGCCACTGTATTAACATAGAAGATATATCTCAATTGGGTAATAATCATAAGCTAGATTTAAGTAGATGTGATAGTATCATTTGTTTTAGTTCGTTGTCTAATGTCCACACACTCAATTTAAGCTCTATTAGTCATGTTGTAGATGTAACATCATTGGCTAACGTTTATGATTTAAATCTGAGTAATTGTATTTGTTTAAAGAATGTCAGCACATTAAGTAAGGTACATAAATTGAATCTAAGCCATTGTAAAAACTTGACGGACGTAAACTGTCTTGGAAGTGTCTATGATTTGAATTTAAATTATTGTACAAAATTATCAAAAACATCCGGATTAGGAAAAAACATCAAACTAACTTTAAGTAATACAAATATTATTGATGTATCCATGTTAGGAAATGTACATGATTTGAATTTAAGTCATACAAATATTATTGATGTATCCATGTTAGGAAATGTGTATGATTTAAATTTAAGTCATTGTAAGAGAATTTTAGAAACATCCGGATTAGGAAAAAACTTCAAATTGAATTTAGGTTTTACAAATATAATTGATGTTTTCATGTTAGGAAATGTTCATGATTTAAATTTGGAAGAAACAAATGTTATCAATGTAAATTCATTAGGACATGTGCATAAATTGAATGTGGATAATTGTTCTAAATTAACCAACATTCCAAATTTTATTGATATTTATAGAGTGCTTGGAAAAAAAGGTCGTAGGTGTTCGTTTTTATAATTTTATAATTTCATAATTTTATAATTTTATAATTTTATAATTTTGTAACTTGTGCGAACTTTGTCTGCTCTGCGGAAAAACATGATTATAATATTCTCAGAGTAATGTATGAAAAAAGAAGACGATTCAGAAATAATTTTGGAGATTGAAAGCCCTGAAATTGAAGCTATGTCGATAAAAGATTTCCAAGATATGCTCAATGAAGCTATAGAACCATTGAAGCTTTCCATCAATAAGTTGACGACATCTATTAGGTATTATAATGAGTTTATTGATAACAAGATTAATAGTACATCTTACGAAAAACATTTGGCTGTAAAAAAATGTGAATGAACTAAATATCTATCTTCCCTTAGATACCACGTGTGGTGCTATTTGGAGAGTAGAGCTTAAACAAATAAAAGAAGAGTTTTTAATAATATTATATTTTAAAAAATAAATATAATGTAATGATGAATATAATTTCATATAATTATCTCTATACCTAGTTTCTTTCTTGGTAAAAATTAAAAATGAAAAACAATATTTAGATTTGATTTAGATTCTATAAAATAATAGTTACCAAGAAGAAATAATTTTCATTTTAAAATGATGAAGTGAAAAATCACTTCATGATTTTAAATCAGGAGGATAGACATTGTGTAAAATACGCATTTATCCACTCAATGTCAAATAGTTATATAATTGTCTTGATTTTTATGCAAATTCTATTTTTCTTGGTAGAAATTGAAAATGAAAAATAATATCTACCAAGAAGAAATAAATGTTTGGATATTAATGTCTATCATCATCGGAGAGTAGAACTAAATTTTATCTTTATCTGTCCTACTGGTAGTCTACGAGCGTAGCGAGTATCTCTAGTTACTATGACGATAATATAAACATATAATTGTCTTGATTTTTATGCAAATTCTATTTTTCTTGGTAGAAATTAAAATGAAAAATTAATTATATATTTAGTGATATAGAATTAATAAAAATAATACATATTTGTAAATATAAGTGATAATATAATGAGTAAAAATAAAAAAACAGCATTATCCGTATTTTCAAATCAATTAGGACCATACAGTCAAGCTTTTTTAAATTCAAAAATACCAACTAATGTACCAACAAATTTGAATAAAATAACTTCTCAACAGAATCAAATTTTGTTACAAATTAAAACCAATTATACAAATCATTTGAAAAACGCGAATTACAAAGATGTATCACCTGATATTGGTATATATTTCTATTTATTAGATGCCGTAAAAAAAATGATACAAATTGAACCAGGAAATAACGCTTATGTATTATTATTAGAAATTTGTATGAAAGCATTGACCGGGTCATTAAATATGTATACAATTTATGAAAGAATAAGATTAGACGAAGCTACTATTATAAGACTTACTTTAAATATGAATGAAATTCTATCTAATAAAAATATGAAATCAACCATTAATACGGTAAAAGGTAATTACGCTATAAAAAAAACGATACAATTATCATCTACTTATAGTAATTATATTAATTATTATGGTTTCCCTGCTTTTGGTGAAGGTTTTGACGTAGATAAATTAAACTTTTTAAAAACATACAATCTTTAGCTATATAAAGTAAAAAAAATATGTTTAATGGTTCAGTGTTGAAAAACACGAAAAAAGGTTCAGTAATGATAAATAATTCAATATCTGTAGATTTGTTAAGTAATAGAGTAGCAGATTATAATAAACCTACATTTAGTAGAGATGTTATTCTTACAGCTATTCAAATAAAGAATTTAGAAGACATACTTAATTTATATTGTACACCCTTATCTCTAAAACAATGGGAAAAAATAAATACCAATCAAACGGTTTATTTAGAAACTCTTGGTAAATTATTATCAATAAATGTAACTGAACGTAATTTTAAATTATTATTAGCCATTGCTGAGGATGCTTTAATAGGGTCAGTGGTTTCAGTCCCATTTTATTCAAGACTTGTTTATAATGAATTGAAAATACATAAATTAAATACAGAAACAAGTGATATATTATCAAACAAAAATGTGGAAAGCGCTTTAAGTTTAGCGACTGGTAATCTTGAGTTTGTAAAGACGATGGTATTACCACCATTATTAAGTAGATATATCACGATATATGGTATCCCGGAATTTGGTGTTGGTTTTGATCCGATTAAAATCGCCTTTATTCAAAGTTTACCTGTGTAATGGCTACCAATAAGTAATAAAATGTAATATAAATGAATAAAACTCAGAAAAAAATGACAAATATAAAAAGAATAAATTCCGATACACCTTATAATAGATCCGAATTAATCATACCACCAAGAATAGAAGAAATAAATAATTGTGATAGAGGTTTTAATTATGATAAAGGTACCAATTATGAAAAAAGTGAATTAAATCCATTCAAAACACAATTTTTGACTCAATATGTGAACGTAGATACACGTTTTCGCCCAAATATATTTTCGTCAAAATGTCAAGATTTTACATTTACATTACATGCTCCTATAAAAAAAGTTGTCTCTATGAAATTGGCTTCATATGAATTCCCTATTTGTTTTTATGGTATATCAAAATCATATGGAAATAATTTTGTCAATATCAGTTGTACCTATATTTTTGAATCGAATTATATTACTTCGAAACGAATTCTGATTGTACCGGATGGAAATTATGCTGCCACTGATTTATTAGATACACTTAATGCCTTATTATCTCCCGTAGATAGTGTCTCAGGTTTGCTTGTATATAATTCACCCGATTTAACAACTGGTAGTATTTTCAATTATCTTCATTTTGATTTAGATACTACCGCCAACGGATCAGGTAGTGGTAAAGTTTTTTTTAAAATAACTGACCAAACTTTGAATATTACTTCAATTAATATGGACTTTACTTTAGATATTAATGGTATAAAAGACAAAATACCTTTGACTTCTAAATTAGGGTCAAGTTTAGGATTTATTCAAGAAAATTATTATGGATTAACAAAATATATTTCTGACACTATACCTGATTCTGGTGCAATGAGATACATATATTTAGCAGTGAATGATTTTAATAATAGTGCAAGTAATACTTATATAAGTGCCTTTTCAAATTGGGGAAACAATAATATTTTAGCAAGAATACCAATTAATGGACCGTTTTTTCATATTTTAATGGATAATGATTTATCTCAACATTTAGAGCCACGTCAATATTTTGGACCAGTGGATATTCAAAAACTTCAAATTCAAATTTTAGACGATCATGGAAGAATTTTAGATATGAATAATTCAAATTATACATTTGTTTTAGTTTTTAAAACTTTGTACGATTAATTATCTTTATATAATATATATACAGATGTCAAATAGTCAATATGCGTTTCAAGGAGCTGGTACATTTAGCGGAGGTAGAGAATTCACTACTATTGCCTTTTTAGATTCTTCGAATGTTTCTCTCTTTGATACTACTGGTGCAGTAACCTTATTATATGATGTTGCCGCATTTAATGCTTTAATTGGTATAGTCAAAGATTCAAGTAATGTCAATGTCACTTCTACTAGTTACTATGATGCATCCAATGATAAATTATTAACAGATTCAGTTGTATTAAGTGCGTCACAATTGGTTGCTGGCTTAAATAATCAGATAGCTAATGTATACAGTGTTGGAAAATTAAGTACTATATATAGTGATTTTGCAGAATATGTAGCAGTGTATTTTGGTATGCCAATTAGTCCAAACAGTGCCACTTCTAATGCTACTCAATATGGTTTTGCGAATCTTTTCTCTAATGACTATCATTTCAACCCTAATGGTGGTGTTTTTCAACAGCAACAATTGTTGGATATTACCACCGTTTCTAGTTCAACAAATCAAACGGTTTTGATAACAGACCCAAGTTATGTACCCATTGGAACAGGAGGATTCATCAATAATTTGAGCGGAAGTATTACATTGAGTAATATTACCGCCATTTTAAGAAATGCTGTTTTTAATAATCAATTTAATAACCGCAGTATTGCTACAGGAACAACTGCGGGTGATGTAAAAGATAGAGCAAATTATGGTGTTACTGACGGTTTTTTCGACGGTGATCTTTTATTCATCCCTTCCAATGGATTTCAAATAACATTAGATTTAGGTATAAAATCTACTACATTCCCAATAGTTAAAGGTTCTGTTTATGATGCATCTTATGGTGCAGCAACAGATGCTTCTTATAATGCATTTACAAAATCATCCACAAATATCGGAGTAGATGGAATAACATCTTTTACAACTGCTTCCAATTTCACATCCGTATCTGCTGCTACATCTACTTTGTTATCTCGAGTTGTAACTGCACCACTTTTGATTCGGTTGACCAATTTAACATTACCTTATGTGACACTTTTAAGTGCTACCTATTCAATTTATTCTAATGTGATTAACTTGTCCATCAGAGGTAAATTTGATAGTGTAACAATTAATGTTTATAATACATCTGCAACAAGTACCGCCGTCCCTCTTGCTACTTTAGTATCATTGACCAGTGCTGTTGATCAATATAATCAAACATATTATTCTTTCAACGATACAACTATAGTACCCATTGGAACAAATAATTTTTACACAGTGACACCTTATTTAGCAGGCGCAGTAGGTAATATTTCATCTTTTATTCCTGTGTTTTTACCTACAAATCCACTCAATTGGTATAAATGTAACGTAGAGGACATTAGTGGAACAACCTTATTAGATTATATGAATTCATCTTATGATGGAACACTATTTGCTGCACAATCATCAACCAATGCTAAATATGGTACTGGTTCATTACAATTCAATGGAACAACTTCCTATTTTCAATCGAAAGCATTGACAACCGTTGCTGCCGCTGGTAAAGGATTATCTTATTCCTTATGGTTTAATGGTGCATCAGGAACAATTTTTTCATTCTTGACTTTGTTCTTCTCAACCACTACAACAAACCTAACAATCAATACAGGGGCACAGAGTTATACAAAAGCTTGGGCACCTGTAGCTAATCAATATAACCATTTAGCTGTTGTTTGTGCTTATAATGCTAGTAATGGAGGAGATTGGAATATTTATTTGAATAATGTGTTGGTATATTCTATTCCTACTATCGAATTTGTCAGTGTTGGAACCGCACAAACAACTTTTGGAGCAAGAACTGTATCTGGTGTTCAATCAGCCTATTTCAATGGTTTAATGGATTCTATCCGTGTTTTCGATAGACCATTGACAGCATTGGATGTTTCTTTTCTTTATAGTAAAACAACAAATTAAAGTAATCCTCTCCATTGTGGATTTTATTTATATTTTATATTGTTTTTTTCAGTAACATATTTTTGGTCCAAATATATCATATCGTATTTTTATAGAGATTTTTCAATTTTTATAAATACAATTAAAAAATAATATAAAAAAATTAAATAAAACGTAAAATGTATATTTTTATATCATTTCAATTATATTGTTTGCATTATTTTGATTATATTATTATTGATGATTATTAATTATAATACAGTAGAACATAATAATCCTTGATTTATCGTAGATAGATTAGTTAGTTAGTTAGTTAGTTTCAACCACGTGTGAAGACATATTCGATTCTCTTTTTTTATTCTTCTTAATGTCTGATATTTGTTTGGTTAGATCTTTGATTTCATCATCTAAATTACGGAAAGTTCTACAAATACTACATGTTTCAATGTTGGAGATATCCATACCAGTCTTATGATAATCGCAAAATCCAATACCACAAGTATTACAATATGGTCCATCATTATCGCACTTGCCGAAATTATCATGAAAAATGGAATTCTTCACACACACTCTACAAAAGGCTTCTTTTCTTTCCATGGTTGTTATTACTCAATATGAAATAATATTTTAATCATATTTAATTCATATATTAGATAGAAGACAACACACCACGTGTGGGTATGTCATCCTAAACCATTGAGTATAAGAAACTAACCAGTATGTTGTGCGCTATTATCTCCATCACAGTAATGAATAGTATTGAAATTAATCGAAATTATTTCAATATCTTGTGATTTTTGATATACATTATCGATAATCAAATGTGCATCGCATTGTCTTGAAAAATTGATGTTTTTATCCATTTCTTCTACCACTAAAAAATGTCTATTAATCCAAATGATAGCATTATTATCAATCCACTCTATATCATTAAATTCATATTCTTGTATTGAAGATATTATCAATTTTATCGATTTTACGAATTCTTTTGAAATATTCATTATACATATGACATACGTGGGATGTCTCAAAAAATCCAAAGAAATTTTACTTTCAGTCATCGATAATTTTCTTTTATCATACAGAGATCTATATAAAATAAACACGCAATCAATAGTGTAATTTTTTTCTTTGATCATAGAATGTGAATGTTTTGGGAAAGTATCTACATCACCAATATTCCCCCAAGCTTCGAAATCCACATTTTCCTCATTCTTCATTACGGAAAGCATACTTTCACACCTTATGTTATTTAGAATGAAACAATTATAGGGTATGACAAGTGGAATAAAAATTTTATTGTTTCTATATTTTATCCCATCAACTTTAAAAATATAAGCTATTGTATTTATAACATTTTCAATATCATTTGAACTATAGCTTTGATAACGAAACCAACTTTCGAATATTATATTATCGACCAAATCATTCAGTTTGAAATTATTCGGATTATCAATAACTATCCAAATATTTGATATAACAAGATTGTCATGTGGAAATACATATTTTGGTATTTTGTTCATTATAAAATAGGAATGTTTTAGGTTGTCTTTTGGTGACCAAGGATTTTGTTCTGTTTTCACAAGAGGCAACTTTTCAAATTTATACTTACTATCATAATAATATTGGGTTTGACCGAAAGAATTTGAAAAAGTTTTTGGGCTAATGCTAACGTTACACCATTTAAAGTGTTCATCTCTAATTACCTTTTTTAGAATAGCATTTGTATATATTATTTCATTGCTGATATTATATGGTTTATAAAAGAAATATTTTTCTTCACCCCATCGGTGTTTATATACATAAGGGTCTTCACTGCCTTTCTTCCATTTGATAATTGATTTTATATATATATTTCTTTGATCAAAATTTTGCATTTCATAATACAACCATTTTATCTTTATACCGTAATGAATGCAATAAAATTTGATTTGGAGTCTATTACCAAAGCCTCGATTATTGTTATGTTAGGACGAAAAGATAAGTGTGAATTAATACGTGATTTTTTACATAATCGCCAAGACATAACAATGGGTACAATTATTACAACTTCCAAATCAAGTCAAATTTATTCAAATTTGGTACCAGAACTTCCAGTTCATAGTGAATATAAAGATTCTATAGTTAAAGATGTATTAATAAATGGCAGGACATTCATTAAACAACTTATATATCGGGATTTCAATATTGTAAGAACATTAGTTATTTTGGATGACTGTTTTTGCGACCCTTTGTGGACTAGAAATAAAATAATGCGACTCCTTTTTATGAATATCACACATATGCATTCATTTAATTTTGACAATGCAGTATCCAGCATGTCTTCCATCAACTTATCACCTAGGTATTGATAATGTTTTCATTTTTCACGAAAGTAATAAGAGAGCACGATTCATACTTTACACACAATATGCATCTCTTTTTACGACATTTGAAGTATTTTGTTGTCTTTTAGATTGCTGTTCCGAAGACAATAAATGTTTAGTCATAAATTATGTTACGAGGAATAATGAATTGAAAGATCGAATCTTTCAATTCATTATTCCTCGTGGGTTTATCTAAATACAATAGTTATGTATAATAAAAATATTTTTATTACGTTCATCTTTATTCAAAAAAGTTATTTGAAAGGGATAAGTTTTTATGTAAGAACGATACATCAAATGCAGTGTGAATTATTTTCGTTCTTCATAAACATTGACATGAAGGAGATTAGACCTTGAATAATCTACATATGTTATTGGCTTCCAAATTATCTTCGGATGGAAGAAATAATTTGGAAATAATCGCATCATCTCTAAATCGGACCGTATATTCTTGTTGTATATGACCTCTTCCAACCCGTCCAATAGCTTGTATAACTTTTTGTTGTGTCATATCAAGAAGATCTTTTCCCAAAATTCCGTGACATAATTGATAGTTAGTACCATAGATGTAATCACTTGAGGCAATAATAAGAAACATTTTTTGTTCAGCTGCTAACCGTTTCATGATTTCCATATACGTGACGTTTTTATTTGTAATATCAATAACTCCGATTCCCAATAATAATAATAATTTCATTTGATTATCTACATCTAATTCCATTATTTGCTTAACCGTTGTTTCTTCAATGATGGGGGTAAAGGCATTTTCAATAATAGATTGATTACCTACCCAACGATTTTGATGTTGAATAGTGTTAGGTATAAATATTGAATCCATGGTAATCATTTTAATACCTGTTCTCAAATAATCAATACTGTTTGTGATTTTTTTTTGTGCTTGATTTGATAATTCTTCTTCTGTATTCTTGTCTATTTTCTTATCCGATTCCTTATTTAAACAATCTTCCAAAGATTTATTCAAAACATCCATTTTTTTCTGAATTTGATTATTTGAATCTATTTTTTTCATAATATCTTCAAAAGTTTTGACGGGAATTTGAGACTGTTGAATATAAAATTTACCTATTTTCACAACATCTTCAGCAATGAAAATAGTAGGACCATCAGTTAACGTATGTGCATCAACCGTTGTCAATAAAATACCGGTACTTTTTGTTTTGGGAGATATTCTAGAAATCAAAGATGATTTCAAAAAATCATGGCATTTTTTCCATTCATTCTCTGGAATTTGCTTCAATAATTCAAGATAATATACTTTGACATTGTCCATAGTAATATCAGCTACATTGGAGAAATAATTTTTTACCATATATGATTCTGGAATGATATTATCGGTATATTGTACAAATCTCACCAACTCACGTAAATCAAAATAACGTAATAGCGATTTATTATCAAGACAGTGTTGTCGGGAAATCTGAATATCATTATAGTCGGGAAATAATAGATGAGGTAGAACACATTTTCCTTCCACATCAATTAAAGATATTGTTTTCTTACAGTCAAAACTGGAAATATAATGTATTTCTGAACCCTCAAATTTTGAACGAAAATCATCTAATACATCACGTATTTGGTTTTCGAGAGGGAGTGTAGCTGATGAAAGTACGACCTTAGATATTTTATTTTCAGACCAATTTTTATGAATTATTTCATGGAGGGGATGGGTAACCTTATCAAGAGTAATGGTTGGTTCATCCCAATATAATATCATTTGTGATTCAGAATTAAAAGATAACATATAAAACATGGCTGTGAGATAAGAGGCAATATCACATATCATTATTTCTACTTTTGAACCATCACTATTATCAACTTTTGCGATGGAACCTGATTTTTTATTTTTTGTGTATTCAACTGCAGAATAATAATGAAGCCTGATGTCATTCGCTGATTCACATCCAAACGCAAACGCAACACATTTTCCAATAGATATCGCACTCTTGGCAAGTGCAAGACCTACGTGTCGTGCCGCACAAATGAATATTATTTTATTTCCTACAGATAATCCGATAGGACTGATTGTTTTTCCTAAACCAGTAGCAGCTGTATATAAAACAAGCATTTTTTTTTCTTCCGATTTATGAAATACTTGAAACAATTTTTTTTGATGTTCATGGAGTGTATTGTCTTCATATTTAAGAAGGTATTGATTTTTTTCAATAATATTATACACATTATAGAATACATGTTCTTGAATATTCGTTACGTCATTACAGACGGTTTCAATTACAAAATCAATAAATGTATTGACGAATTTATTTGAATGAATGATGGTTGATTTTTTCATTTGAATGAGTGTATAAAGATAGAATGAATAATTATCATGTTTTTTTTTTACCACCAAAGAATTGTCTTTGTTGCGTTCAAAAGCCGTGATAATAAATGTACATAATTTCAATTGTATGAATTCAAATATTTTTTCTTTATTTTTCTCGATATTGTGGTCCATATTATTCAATCGTAATAAATCTCCTTTCTTCGGAGGTTTCATTGATTTTACAACTATTTTCAAGGTTTCTTTGATAGATGTTTTTTTTAATAAAGGCGATTCAATCATTAACTGAATATCTTTATCAAAATATTTCAAATATAAGTATTGCTCAATCTCTAAAGAATAATTCATTTTCATAATAGAAATCATACTTTCATGATCATTAGACCTGATATTGATGTTTGTATATCCACTATTGATAATGTTGAGAATTTTCTTTTCTTGAATAGAGACAGGAATCTCGATGGAGATCCATTCTGATTTTGAAAGTTTCAACTGAGTAAGATCCATATTAATTGATTTGAATTGATTTAATTTATATTAAATTGTGTTTGTATATTATTTTTATATATATATAAAATCAAATCAATTTTTCTTAAAATATATTCATTGAAATATCTTCTCCATTCAACCATTTTTCAATATCATATTTATATATAATCCACCATTTCATATAGTTTGATGAAGAATACGTGTCCCAAGAAGTTGTATAGCATTTCAAGCTGTATTTTTCATTTTTGTCATAGGGTAATTTATCATAAAGCGATTTTATATACTGTATTTGTTCTGTTGTCATTTCCTGGTCATATATTTTTTCAAATATAATTATAAATTTATCATTTTCTTTATCATATAATTTACAAGATATACCGTGAATGTCACCATTAGAATAAAAACCCATTATGTTTTATAATACATATATGCAATTAGTTTTATATACTTTTATACTTTTATACTTTTATAAGTTTATACTTTTCCAAATGAAATGAAATGAAATCTCAGTATATTGTAATGACAAAAGAATCTTGGATTGAAAATAATAAGTCTTTTTATCTGAACGATATTACAACGAGATACTATAACTTGATTTATACATTAATACCATTCTGTTCGATATTTCTATCTCATTCAATCTATAAATACGGTTTCAAATTTAAAGAGGTAAGAATATGTTGTGATATTTCATCATTCTTCGGAATACTTTGGAGTGCGTTTTTATTAATAACCTTTCATAAACCGGATAAATTAGATATTGCCATATTGCGTAATTTTTTCAGTCATGGTATTTTTCAAGGATTGATTGTTTTCTGTGATGCTTACATGTTTTATAAAAGTTATTCTGTCTTGGTAAAAATTCCGAGATGGAAAGTTCGAATGATTTTTACCTACGTTTGGATAGTACTTATCTTGTCATGGAATCTTAAATGGAATTTAATCCCTTTTTTTTGCAGTCCTGAAAATGTCATGTATATAGATTCATTTTATTATTTAGATTTGATATCATATTATGGTGTTATTTTTTATAATTTCTTATTTACAATAGCATTTGTAAGAGAATTGGTAAAACATTATTCATCGTCCTATATTATAAATTCAAGAATTAGAAATCGGATGTGTTTATTGATTATAAATGGAATTGGACATTGTATCACCTCTTCTTTTGCGAATTTGTATAGAACATTAGATGTAAATAATTTGGCTTCTTTTCCATTATGGATGTTTGTTCTTATTGTTGGAATGAATGTATGGTTTAATATCAAAATAGAAATGTTTTGGGTGTATATTTCGAATCAAGAAAAGAATATTTATAAATACATGTATAATTCGAAAAGAACTGCTACTTTAAAGAGTTGTTTGATGAATATAAGTACAAAGAAAATGAATCAAAAAATTCACTTCAAGAGACGTTGTTTCATATTATCAAATTAATGTATAGTGGTAGTGAGACAAAAAATGCTGATTAAATTTATATCATAATAATAAAGATGTTTCGAAATATTTTTGGTACAAAGTATATAAATAAAGTAGGATTCGAAGATATCTTGAAATTAAAACCCGGTTCAACTATATTGATTAATACGTTACCGTTAAGTGAACAATCTTATCTGATAAAAAATACAACAGGATTTGATAATGAAGAAAATATAATTAATCAATCGATGAAAGATGATTGTCAACTTGTCATCATAATTTATGGGAAGAATTCATTAGATGGTAGTATTGAAGAAAAATATAGCCAATTAAAAAGTATTGGATATACAGAAAATAAACTCTATATTTATTATGGTGGATTATTTGAATGGTGTATGTTACAAGACGTTTTTGGAGTTGATAATTTCGAAAGTATAGGTAAATGTATCGATATTTTGAAATACAAACCTAAATTAGTCCTTGTGTAAAATCTTGTCAAATATTTTAGATTTAGTAGTCGTTTTTTTTCTATTCTTCATTGTTTTGTTGTGACGATATTTTTTTTCTGATTTTGGATATTTTTTTTGTTCTTTGTATCCATTTGGGTTATATTTTAGAAACCACATGTCATATTCTTTTGTCCCTTTCATACTTCCAAGTTCTATGAATTTTAAACTTTTTTCGGCTCTAATATCCATTAAAGAGGGTTGCTTACCAATACATGTTGTTGTAAATCGTTTCAACAATCCTTTTTGTTCAAGACGATTTTTATTTTCAACAGAAAACAAAAAATGAATCATACACATTAATCTATCTTGATAATAGTATGGTTTATCTATATAATAAAATGCTAAATAAAATGACATTATTGTGTCTATTGTAGCTATATTTATTTTCTTGGTTCCTAATTTAATTACATTATATCCATGACAAGCTATAGTTTGGTAAACAAAACAAATTGATTCATTTGATATTTTAATTTCAAAATGTTTAGGTATAATTTCCCCGATAGCATCATGGACCACCACATTAACATTATCGAAATTTGCTTTTTTTAATTTATTTGTAATACTATCTACTAGTTTTTGGGGGAATTCAGATAAAACATCAAAGTCAGGAATCTTGGATATTTTGTTTTTGTGTTTATTGGGCATATATTTCCCATAATTACTTATGGCATATCCACCAAAAAAAACACCTTTTCCGGAAATTATGACATCTCGAACAATTGTGTGTATTTTTTCACCAAAAGCAGTTTCTTCAATTTCCATTTTACGTAAGAATTCAACTTTAGAACAGTTATCAATTGGCATTGGATAATATTGGTTTAATAGATTTAAACGTTTTAGTACCTTTGACCATCGACTAACATCACCTCTTGGTCGGGATAATTCAAGGAACATATTCATTCTCAGAAAATTTGGATCTGCATAAAGAATTCCATCTATTTTTATGGCATCTTTCTTTAGAGAATCAAATACAACTTTATCCAAAAGAGTCGTATCACTAACAGGAATATTGTTTACATAGACTTTAAATGTGCCAAAATGAACACCTGACTTGGCTTCAATTTCTTTATAACCAGCTTTGTGATAAATATCTGCTAACTCAATCGCATCTTCCAATGGATTGGGAGAATAAAAATCATAGTCAGGAATTTCACTTGTTCGGTCGTAGAACTGTTTTTTTTTAGGAAGTAAATTATTTATAGCAAGTCCACCATAACATATGAGTTGCTTATCAACCAAGAATTTTTCTAATATACCAATAATTTTGGAAATTTCAGGTCCATTAACAATTTGTTTTTTTGATTCTTTTTCACTTAGGTCTACCGCATGTCTCAATATCGCTAATTCGCAGTCTTGAAATGAAATGTTATCATTACATAGTTTAGTATTGTATTTATTATTACCTCCTATTTTATGGTTTCTTTTTGTGTATTGCATACTATATATATAATGATATACATTATCATTAAATACAGGTTCTCTCCTAAATCCTAAGGAACAAAGAAAAGGTATATTATCAATTTTGTATCTTATGATGGTTCATAAAATATTAAGAAATACACAAAACATTTTCTCAAGTTGTTTTATTACATCAAAATCAGTATATTCGGATTTTATTTTAGATAACATAGTTATAACATAAATATGTGCGATCTATTTAAATAGTTTTATTTCATATATTTAATGTCTATCCTTCTCCCTTAAGGACCACGCGTGGTCTAGAGCTTAATGTGAGTCAAATATAGTACAGGTCTGACCTTGCAAATCAAAAGATATGTTACGAGACGCTCGTAAAAATGTATTACCTATCATATTCCTATCTTCAGAAATAAATTTTTTGCATAAACTTACAACTCGTTGAACATTGACTGCTCCAGGTAAGTGCAATTCTACTTGCATACTAAAACAAAAAGCCCCAATTGCAATACCAGGAAATTTTAAACAAATAACCCATTTTTCAAAACCTATTTGTTTTGGCAATACTCGCACTTGATGACCGTGAAATAAAAGATATGCTTCCATTAGGTCTTCTGCATATATTGTATATTGAAAAATAACATCGTGACCATTACCCCATGCGTTGTATATATTGACTTTTGATGAGGTACATTCTTCTAAAAGGTATTCTTCTTCCAGAGTATAGTTCAAAAGTAAGTAATCTAAAGTTGTCATAATTTATATATTCCTTCATTTTTAAATAAACATTTTAACTCACTAGACAGATGAAAGTGAACTTAAACAAAGAAGAATTTTACCAAGAGATGCGACATCATAACTACAAATTAAAGGTAAATCATTTGAAAGATAAATTTCAACAGTAGAACATAAAGGTGTGCATTTAATAAATTGACTCAAACTTTTTAAAGAAAATACACCTTGTACAACACTTGATGGATCGTCCGGTCGTTTTGTAAATTCCATGAAAGAATCCATTTCCGACCTGTAAATTTTTGAACTTGCGAAACTCCCTTCACACGAAAATATTAGATCAGAGCCAACTGATTTAATTTCAATACGATCTGAAATTGAACTTAAATCACGAACACTTTTTTGAAAATCAGAACTTGGTAGATTAATTATTGTACTATACTCAATGTCCGGGATTATCAATTCTTCAGAATCAGGTTCTATCAAACGTAATTTTTGACTATAGCATTGCCTTATATCACCATTATCATATTGTAATCCGAGATGAGACACAATACCATCATGATAATCACTATTTTCAATATACATTGTTAATGTATCATCGTTACTCATGGTACTTATGACTTTGAAGAGATGTAGGGCGTTTGCACAAATGACTATTTTTTCAGGTTTACACAAGTATTGCTCAAATTTATTAGCGTGTAAAACGACATTTACTAAAATTGTATGTGTTTTGTCAAAATTGACAATTCTTAACCCGTCCTTTGTAAATTGAAGATTTAAATCGCCTAAAATATCTTTCGCACTTGCAAACAAGTTTCGAATCGGTGAAATTTGAACTGTACGGATAAGTAAAACACAATTATCTTCATTCATATGTAGGATATAATATATAAATAACTTTTTTTCTATATTAATTTTTCTTTATTCATATTTTTCCAAAATTAAATTATAAGTTAGAAACAATTTAAAGAGAAAGACTATGTATGTATATATCAATGCTAATTCCGACAATATTTAAAGATTTTCCTGAATGTTTACCAAAACGAGGAATTTTACATATTGGTGCACATCAATGTGAAGAAAAGAAATTGTATAATGATAATGGCATAAGTGATGAACATATATTATGGTTAGAAGCAAATAAAGATTTAGTTGTTACAAATACAAATAGAATGATTCAAGTGGTTGTTAGTGATGTAGATGATAAAGAAGTCGATTTCAAAATAACAAATAATGGAGAATCATCTTCGATATTAAATTTGAAGACCCATCTTCAAGAACATCCAAACATTTTTGTCACGGAAATTCGCAAACTAAAGACAACTACAATAAATACATTATTTAATAAACACCAAATACCATTTGATACATATGATTTCATTAATTTAGATATTCAAGGAGCGGAATTACTTGCATTAAAAGGTGCCACGGAGATTTTACCCTATATTACATCTATCTATACTGAAGTTAATGAAAAAGAACTCTATGAAAATTGTGTCTTGATTCCAGAGTTGGAATCTTTCTTGAGTGAATATGGATTTGAAAGAATTTCAATTTCAATGACTCAACATGGATGGGGAGATGCATTATATATGCGGAAATAATGACTTAAAGACGTTATAATGTATATATTTACATTAATATGATAAGTCATGAATTATGTGGTGGATTAGGTAACCAATTATATCAAATTATAACAACTATCGCATTGGCTATAAGAACAAAACAATCGTTTTTTTTCACTTATTCTGAAACTCTTGGTAAACCACCTAATACAATTAGAGTGACATACTGGAATACATTACTTAAGCAATTGAATAAATATACTTCCAATGAAATAAATATTAATTCGACCATAACATATATACGGGAAATAAATCATAATTATCATGCCATAAACTGTGATTATAATGATGATAATCTCTTTATCTTGCAAGGATATTTTCAATCTTATAAATATTTTGAAAATGAATTTCAAGAAATATCTAAAATGATTGGATTTGAAGAACAAAAAAATAACTTAATACTGGACCCGCGAATTATTAATTCCAAAAATTCAATTTCCATGCATTTCAGATTAGGAGATTATAAATATAAACAAGAATATCATCCTTTAATGTCTATTAATTACTATAAACAAAGTCTACAATACATTATCGATAAAAACAAAGACGAAAATAGAGAGAATGACGTTTTTTATTTTTGTGAAGAAGAAGATGTGGATACTGTAGTATCCATTATCGAAGAATTGAAAGATTTATCTTGCACTTTTTTTCGCATTTCAAACGTTTCTATACCTGATTGGGAACAATTGTTAATAATGAGTTTATGTAAACATAATATCATCGCCAATAGTACATTCAGTTTGTGGGGAGCTTATCTAAATACAAATAAAGATAAAATTGTTTGTTACCCATCACTTTGGTTCGGTAATGGAATCGGACATTGTGATACGAATGATATGTTCCCAGAAACATGGATCAAACTATGATTTTTAGTGTTTATGATTCATAAAAATACGTAATTTATTATTTTTAAGATATTTCTTCAAATATCGTAAAAAGAGAAGGAGAGAAGAAATTAAATCTCACTTAATCAGTATTTTATACAATAAGTTTTGTCTTCATTTTTATAATAAACACATTTATTATATGACAACATTATGCTCCATAATTTTCCCAACGTTCTGTGTTGTCACTATATCCAGCACGTTGTATTCCTATTTCAGGAGCAGACAATATCCACATATCAATCTCTTGTAATTCTTTCCATGCTGCGTCAATAGCGTAAAGCCAATGATGACCAGTTTCTATTAATTTTGGTATTGATAACTCAAATAAATCAATCAATTTATCATAGTAATGTTGATTCACTAAATAACAAGACCCAGTATGAGCAAAGGACAGTCTTTTAAAGGAAGGCATATTATGTATATCGGTTTTGTATTCATCTTTCGTATTATAAGCCAGCATCAGTACATCGTATTTTATTTTAGAATCGAAAAATAGTGATAATTGATGTTCCAAAAATTCCTTATCAACTCTAAACGTAAAATCATCTTCAACAATCAATATGTTCTTATAATTTCTTTCTTTTGCTAATTTAAGAACTGCCAAATGAGACAAACCACATCCAATATTTCCTGCAATAGGATGAACGATACCTGCAAATCTTTCACATTGTAAATCCATATTGTAAAATTCCTTCTCAATTTCTTTACGTCTATCTTGTCTTTTATCTAAATTAATATAAATTATTTTTTCAATATTAAATGACATTTATAACTTTAACTAAACAGTAGTTTTTATATAGTTTTTTGATGTCATATCAGTAATTTCTACGGCTAGTAAATTCGAACATTGATAATATAAATAGAGCTTTATTTAGCTTGTACTCTTCCCAAGTCATATTTTTTCCATCTTCTTTTAGTTGAACGACATGATTTTCTTCATCTGAATTAAAAAAATATTTAGAAAACATTTAGAAAAAATTTAAAAAAATTAAAAAAAAATTAAAAAAAAAATTAAAAAAAATTAAAAAAAAATTAAAAAAAATAAAAAAAAATAAAAAAAAATTAAAAAAAATTAAAAAAAATTAAAAAAATTAAAAAAAATAAAAAAAATAAAAAAAAATTAAAAAAAATTAAAAAAAATTAAAAAAAATAAAAAAAATTAAAAAAAATAAAAAAAAATTAAAAAAAATTAAAAAAAACGATTCAAACGTTTGCAGGACAGTTGAATAAAGGCAATATCATTATACAATCATAATTTCATAACACTATAATCGCAAATATGGTAAAAACAACCAGACAAACCTTGATGAAATTAATAAATAATTTGGAAAGGAATAAAAGTGTAAATCATATTATCAACAGTAAACAAATATATAATAAAATTCGTACAATGGAGAAAAAAAAAATCAAATTAGTAACAGAAACAGTATTAGGAATTTCATCCGTAATAGAAACCGTGACAGAGACAGTAACAGAGACATTTAAAAAAATGGATATTAATGATTTAGATATTAAAAACCCTGACGTTTTTATTGATGATTTTGATGATATTAATGAAATTGATGTTATTATTGTACAAACTCAAGAACAGATAGAATTACAAATTAAAACATGGAGTATGTTATATTGTAATTAATCAAAATTCAGGTTCATGTTTTCTAAAAATACAACCCATTTCTGAAATATTTTCAATCGGAGTAATAACAGTTGGATCTTGCAATTTGCAATTTGAAAGCCAAATTTTGATAATACAAAAATTTTTCTTAGGAGAAATAGTAACACCGGTTACTAATTCCATATTTTTCTTATCGACCATTAATGTATGACCACATAAACAATACATTAATTCTTTCCAAACTCCTGGCACTAATTTATTAGTAACCTTGTACGAAAAACATCCACCATTACGGTTTTTTGCGTCTTCCCACATAGGTGTTACTCCATCAATCATAACAAACAACATACAATATCGAATAATATCACTTGGGATAGATTCATTAATTGTGATCAATTTGTCGACACTATCAATATTTTTCATAATATATTTATAACTTGACAATTTCCAGTCTTTGTCTTGTTGTAAATGATATAATAAATTCCATGATCCGAGCAATTTATTATCGTTTTCATTATCAATTGGGGTCATAATCTATATACTATGTTATATTTGACTATATATCATAATATAGATTATAAAAATGTCTTTATATCGTTTTTATTATATTTTACAACATGACAAATCACTATGATAGTAAAATAGAAAAATAGAAAAATAGAAAAATTGATATGGTTTTATCTTTTTACTATGAGTATTACAAACAACACAATCAAATAAAATGACTGAAATTATTGAATTAGCAATGCAATCATTGACTATTAACCTAGATAGGAAAATAGACTTAAGCTCTACTCTACCGATGGGTACCCCTGTATACTCGAGAGGAGAAGTAGAGCCAGATGTCTTACTCTACCGATGCAGTGTCTTACTCTACCAATTCTAACATCCAAATTTTCTATCCGAAAGTCCTCGTAAATTGATTATTGAATTGACATTAACCGCTACTATATCAATATCCTGCTCTATTACATATGAATTCTCGATAATTAATTGTATTCTATTGAACATTGAACAATTAATTGTATTATTATTCAATTCTTTTATATCTAAAAATTTTCTATTAAACCAAATTATAGCATAATTATCAAACCATTCAATATCATTCAATTTATATTCAATATAGATCTCATTTCTATAATGCATTAACAACAATTTAATCGATTCGACCTTTTCTTTCGAAATGTTCATGATATATATAACATAAACTGGATGATTAAAATTTAAATTAATTTTGTTTTTGTTTGTTAATATTTGTTCTGTTCCAGTGTACTGCGTTTGATAAGTTACAAATGCAAATTTATGAGTTAAATTAGTTGTGTTTGACAGTAAAGGAAAGACATTAGTATTACAAATATTAGCATACACTGTAAAATCTATTACAATATTGT